TGTCGATCAAATAGACGTGTGCTCCGGTGTTCTCAGAAGCAGCCAGCAGCAGGCTTGCGCTGCGGCCTTGATCCACTCCGATTTCTGCAATGTATCCACCGGCAGGAACATAGCTTGCGAACTCGTACAGCTTCTCTCCGCTGAGGCGCGTGAAGGATCCGGGGATCTTATCGGTGAACTCCCAAAGTTGATCGAACGTCTTCATGACAGAATCTCCTTTACCATTGCGCCATAAGCCTCTCGCGTGGGATCCCCGTTGAAGTGGATCACCGGTGGGAACGTTCCGGTCGACTGGTTCCAGACCCGCTTGGTCTCTGGCAGCCATTTTGTGTTCGCCTTGTTCATCGACTGAAAAATTACGCAATGCCAGTCGATCTGGAACGGCATTCCGCCCCAAGCTTTCATCATGGCCAGATACTGAAAGTGGTTGTCGTAGTTGTAGTCGGGATTCTCAGGACGATCCTTGTAGAGCCGTTCGGCTTCATTGAAGCACTTCAGTGCATACTCGCGTTGGCCGATCCAGGCGCCAATATTCATCTGCGGGAAGTAGCCACCATCGTTGATGCACTGCCGGTGAAGTTCCTCCTGCAGCCGGTCGATACCGCGGACTCCATCGTGTTCGGCCGATACGACAAACGGGAAATGAAAAGTGTTCAACTTTGCTAGGATCTCCTCTTCGCCTCCGACGAACGCGACGTCTGGCGCATCGACCCCCATGACGTAGTCCGCGTCAGTCCGCTCTGTGAGAATGTTGACGATATCCGTTCCCTGATAATCCTTGCCGTGGGGATGGTTGCTGTTCAGGCCATAGAGCATCGGTTCAATGCCGACACGTCTGGCGGTGGCAATCATCCGTTCTGCAAATGGCGGATGGCCGGTGGGACTGATGACGAGAAGTCTCATTTTGATTTCCTCAGAGAATAAAGCGCCGCAACGGCAACGCAAAGGATGACCAACTCCGCGCAGCGCACGAGGGGCAGCCGGAGGAATGCCATTACTGTCGGAATCACGCTTTCTCCTTTGCCATCGCGGCCTTGTGAATCCTACAGACCCACGAATGCCCAGTTGAAGTCTCCGGTTCCCAATTGTCCAGATCACAATTGCATTGCATCGTAAGGCTTAACTCAGCGGCTATTTCTTTCAGGGTTTGCTCACTCATTGTTTTTCCTTTGGCACGCACAGCACATCGCCGTACGGGCCGTCGAATCGATCGAACTTGTAATTGAGCTGGTCCAACCTGGAGAACACCGACTCCGCGGTGAAATCCATCTTGCCCAGCGGCCACGTGTTGACTTCAATCAGCATGACCGGCCGGAACTTCAGAATCGTTTCTGAGGCGCCGTCGAGTATCAGCGGTTCCCAGCCTTCGGCGTCGATCTTCAGGAAATCCAGGCGAGTGAATTGGTCTGAAAAGGAATCGAGAAGCCAGGTGCGGATAGGTCCGTTGTCATCTCGCACTAAGCGGGAAGCTCCGATATTGTTTGTGTCGACAATCACAGTTGCGCACATCTCATTTGCAGAGCCCAGGCCGCGATCGTAGATCTCGACGTTTCCAAATTTGAGAAAATTGAGCATGTTGTGTTGTAGGCATTCGAACGTCGGCGGGTTTGGCTCGAAGGCCCATACTTTTCCAGTCGGTCCGACCATTTCGGAAAACGTCACGGTGTAGTCGCCCAGACTGGCGCCCACGTCGACTACCGTTCCACCTTCGGGAATGTACTGCCGGAACAGTTCAAGGAAATCCTTCGCAACGTCCAGCCGCTTCTCAACGATGATCTGCGCGGACAGGTAGTTGTCTCCCTCGATGACGGCGATCCCTTCAGCTGTCAATTTCAACTCGCACCAACTTTCTCCAGCAGTCGTCACAAAGAATCACGCATTCGGTTTCTTCCAGCGTGGTACCGAACAGGTCTTTCAATTCCTCTTCCGCCTCTTCGTCTGGACGCTCAGACCTGAACGTTCCCTTGCAGTGCTCGCAGGTGTAGTCGCCCTTCATATAATCCCCAGCGCACGGGCCCACGGCTTCAGCGCTTCGTCTTTGCCGGTATCCGGGGAAGTGTAGCCGCCGGACAAGTGAAGGATGCACGGACGACTGTTAGAAACAGTGTTGATCAGCCGCATCTTTTGACAACCCGGCGTCGGTTCGACACCGGCATTCACGTCCGACACTTGGAAGATTTCGCAGTTGCTGTCTAGCGTCGGCCGGAACCACCCCTCGCGCCACCCCTCATACCAGTTAAAGCAGTCATCCCCGGTCTGGTGTGGCATGTCCACCATCTTCTGGAACATGTCGATCGCGACGTCCACTTCGGCCATGTAGCCTCCGCGGTTCGGATAGCGGTACGTTTTGGTTTGGTCAAAGCAGCCTTCGTATTTCGACATGTCCGATTCATTGCCGAGACCGATGTAGGCGGAAGCCAAGAATTCTGGCCATCCCAGCGCTTCGTACTTGAACATGATTTCCTGCAGGTCGGTAAGAAAGAACGCGTCCCAGCCGTCCGTAAACAAAACATGCGTGTAGGTGCGATCGATCTTTTTCAGCGCCTCCAGTTGCATATCCAGCATCATGCGTTTGTAACCCTGGAACTGTGGCGTGCCCATCCCGTACAGGATCGGATCGATGTTGAACTTCTGGCAGCTGCGCAGAAAGATCCAAAGCTTCCGGCGTGCTTCCTCTTCAGTGGGGAATGCCGCGCAGGTCAGTACTGCGAGTTTCATTCGATAGGTCTCCCACAAACGGGGCAGGCCAGCCATTGAGTCGAATAGGCAAGGACTGCGCTTTCCTCGGATATCTCCTGCCACGTTTTCGTTAGGACGAACGGCGCCATGTTCGTCTTGTCTCGGTGCGCGCGGCACTGCGCCGCCGTTTCCTTCCTGCCGCTCTTTTTCGGTAGTTTAGTTTTCATTGAAATGTCACCCTTCCTCGAATGTTCCAGTAGTCGAGCAGCTTGTCGTTTTGCTCGCACAGTTCCTTGTAGCCGACGATCGCAGTACCGGCGGTGCTCATCAGTCCGGTGTGGATCACACACTGGGGATCAGTCACCGCGAAACCAACTCCCATATCTTTGGCGCGCATGCACAAGGCGTAATCTTCTGAAGCGCCGGGGCCTCCGGGTTCGTTCCATGGACCAGCTGAGTCGAAGACGTACCAAGGCATCATCATCGCGACGGACGAAATGACAAGTGGGCGGCCAAAACAAAACTCACGCTCGATGCCGCGAACGGTAATCAGTGAGCACAGTTCCACCTGGTTGAACGGATGGGAGTAGCCGCTAACGATGTCCCCGCGACAGACGGCCGCCAACTCCAATAGCTTCTCGTCCCACTTCGGACACAGGTACACGTCATCATCGAGGAACAGCACATGCTCTTGCCGGCGGTACTTCGGAATGGATCCGGCGCCGATGTTCCTGCAAGCTGAGGCGCCTTGACTCTTTGTATTGATGATCAAGGTTTGCGCGTCGGCGAACCTGTCGACCATCAGATAGTCGTCGAGTACGATCGTCAGATGGTGAGCGCTGAAGTTTGCCGCATTGTCGCGCAGGCTTCGCAGCGTCTGTTTCAGCAGGTCCAGGCGCTTGCCCGTGGTTATCAGTACGATGTTCATCGTTTCACCGGTAGAAATCCCTTCTTTGTCATCTCTGCGAACCATTCCTGAACGTCGGGCTCACCCTCGATCGACTTTATGGCTTCCCAGTCGAGTGGATGTCCCTTTGGGCCTAACGCTTCCTGGTAGTGCACGATCAAGGATCCGATCTTTACAACCAATGAAGGGTTTGGCTTCAATACGTCGATCATTTTCGGATCACCACCATGTTGTCGTCCCGTCCCTTCTCTCCGCGGATCAACTGACCGTTGAATTCTTGGGCCAAAAGTAACCCGGTGTCTTCCCAGACATCTTCGATCACATAGAGCGAAGGATTTGAATACTTCAGCAGCATTCGGGCGCTAAGCCTCTGTTGTTCGTATTGGTGTGAACCGTCATCGATGATCACGTCATAGATAAGTCCAAAGACCCCACACATGATTCCAAGGTCAAACGGGCTCGACTGGTCGCAGATCATCGACCGGATCCGGCCTTCATTGATCAGCGCATCCTCGCGAATATCGCAGGCGAAAATCTCCGCTTCCGGGAAGAACTCTTCCCACATCTTCAGGCTCGAGCCGTGGACATATTCCACGCCGGCCGGCAGGAACGGTTGCATCAGATCCTTGAAGCCGATACCGATCTCCAGGAGTCGGCGGACCTCGACGCCTTTGTTAATGCACGGCGGAATCTCCGGCGAATCGTTCCGGTACCGGCAGATCTGGCAGTAGAAAAAACTCGACAGCGCCGGTCCGGCGCCGGGAGCATCGCTGCCTGGCATCGGTTTCCATAGGTGGCCGCCGTGGAACAGGGATTCATAGATGGGAATGTAGCTATGCCAGTACAGCTTGTCGGATGAGTACTTTCTTGCCAGCTCTTCGAGTGTCGCGGTCATTGGTTTCCTTTCGGCCGGTACCAGTCGGCCATCCTATGCAGCTTGTCGTCTCGGACATAAAGCACGCGTTTGGGCCTGCGTGCCGGATGGTTCCTATGAGGCTTGCGATCGGGGCCGAACACGTGGCCGGCTCTTTCTGTCGGCATGATCGGAACGAGTCTTTCTCCGATCCGGATCGTTTCGTCAATTGGTCCATCGAGTCTCATTTCTTCTTTTTTTTAAAGGCTTCACGGGCTGGGCAGGTCGCCCAATGGTTTTCAAACTCACCGTCCGCGTTGGGCATATCGAACGGCATCCACTTCTTTGCCGGCGTCGTGTACCACTGAATCAGCGCCGGGCACTTGCGGCACTGTCCCTTCGAGCTGAACGTGTAGCCGGCCGCTACCAGGCTCTGGTGTGTGTTGGGAAGTCCTGCCATTACTCCTCCTCGGATTCAACCGGCCTTGCGAACAGCACTCCATCGTTCTCGCTGTATTCATAGCCGTCTTGCGTGGGACCGGGACAATCGCAGTCCGCAAAATCGATATTGCAAAATGGACAGTTTCCGTCTTCATCACAGTCCGCCGAAAAAACGACGATCTTCCAGCCGTCGCCGTCCTGTCGTTTCATTTCTTCTTACGGTTGATGTGACTGGTATCCTTGCGCTCTTCGGCTTCCCTGGCTTCCTTCTCCGCCGGCGATTCTTGCCGGACGATGTAGGTGACTTCTCCTGTCGATTTCTTACGGTCCGCTTCGCAGAAGTAGTTCCCCATCGAATCTCGACACACGGCCGGATTCTCGCATTCCTCGCACTGCGGAATCTGGTTCTCTCCCAACATCAGCTGCATGGGCTCAAATGTGAGGAACAGCTTTTCATCGTAGAACTTCCGGACCATATCGAAGCCGATGTCATCGAAGGGGACTTCCACTCGGAAGATCAGCGAGAAATCCGGATTGTCGGGAAGGAACAGTTTGCGCGCGCTGATGTGCGATATCTGGGCGCTCTGCAGCATCGTGCCGTGCTGCGACATTTTGGGATCGTCGCTGCCATTCAGGATCATGAATTGAAGATCGATCTTCCCCAGGTTGAAGTGTGGGGAATCCATTTCGGTTACCGGATGCGGAGTCTGCGAGGGATCGAACTTGAAGAGCCGATCGGCCATCGCCGGCGAAATCTCCGCGGCCAGCGCGTGTTTGATCGGCGTGATGTAGAAGGTGAAGCGGATCACCTTTTTGTCTTTGCGTCCCTCGATAGAGGCTTTCTGCATGAAGGCCGGAACATTTGGCGTTTGAAACATCGTTTCTCCTATGTAGTCGGTGGAGCGAGCAGCTTCTGGAATCCTCCAGTGACCGCGCGCTGGTAAAGGGTTTCGTTCGGTCCGACCTGGATGTAGGGCATCAGGACTTCGTCGGCGGTGACCATCCCGGTTTCGATCAAGGCCAGCTGCGCCTGGATCCAGCGGTAGATCTGGCGCCACGCGACGCGCTTGGCTTGCGTCATATCCTTGAACTTGTCACGGCCGTGGCTGCCGGCGTTGATGATATTGAAAACCGGCTCGACGCGCGCCGGCAGTGTGAACGGGATCATGTTCCCGCGAACCGTCAAGCTGAAGTACAGCGCGATCGGTTCTCGGGTTTTGTCGTCGTACTGTGTCGAGATTTGGTTGGCTCCCATCCGGACAAGGTAGGCTGTGATTTCCCCGATTGTGCGGCTGGCTTCCACTTCGGTGGATCCCATGAACAGATCTTTTCGTCTCATTTGCAATTCGAGCAAACGCCCGTACCTGCTTCCCGGTCGACCGTCTCCCACCAGCAGCCGCCGACGCAGGCTTTCGAATCGGTGCAGCCACACACCGTACAGGTGGCTTCTTTGTAAGGGATCTGGGAATGGGCCAGTTCCGTTTCTTTGGCGCGTTTAGCTTGCACGCACTCCCCATAAGCCACCTTCGTGCTGACGTGTCTTGGATCCAGACCGCCGGGCTGTATCGATTCCAGCGACAACAGGCAGTAGGAACAGAAACCGCTCTTCTGGTAAGTCGGCTTCCCGGCCGTGCCCAGGGATCCGGTTGCGGACGTCGGCGCCGGCTGTTTCTTTTTCATGCGACTTCAACTTTCTCTTTCAGGTAGGGAAGGTCGCGCGTCAGCTTCGCGAAAATCTTCATCGTTAGTTCGATGTCGTACATGGCCTCGTGCGTCTTCTCATCGTCGACCGGGATCCCCAGGTATTGAGCGACAGTCATCAGCCGGAAATTCACCATCTTGTCTCGCTGGTCCATCAGCCGCACGCCGGCCAGCTTGGCCACATCCAGGACCGGAAACCAGAAGAACGATCCGAAGTAGTTGTCGCCGTTTTTCTGCATGAAAGCGCGAACGTGGTCCGCGTCGAAATCGCCGTTGTAGCCGACAAAGAAGTATTTGTCTGTTCGGCGGTACTTGTCGCAGTTGCGTTCTAAGACCGCCATGAACTGCCGGTAAGCTTCACGAGGGGTAGGATAGTTCCGGAGCATTTCCTTGGTGACCTTGTTGACCTCCATGGCTTCCTCTTCGATCTTGTCGTCGGGGAACGGCTTGGCTTTGATGTCGAAGGTTTCCACGATCTTGCCATCGACGGCGATCTTACCTGCCATCTGAATCAGTCCGTGCTTCTGCGGATCCGTGCCGGTTGTCTCGCAATCGATATAGCAATATTTCATAGCAGCTCCAAGGTTTCCTGGGCGGCAGTCGTCTTTTGCGGTTGATGCCCTCCAAAGGTTTCAGCCGCCCAGCCTCAAATAGAAGGATTGGCCGGTTGCCCCCGTTTTCATGAAGCAGCCGGCCGTTCCTTCATTATGCTGGGGACATCCCCCAGCCTTCCCCGCTATCCCCTGCGGAGAACTCAAATCGTGGTGGCCGGGTTCGTAATAGGACCGGGACGGAGTATTTGAAACCCATCCCCACCCTCACCCAGAGGAGTCCCTCGCGGTTACTTCCGCAGCCAACCACCACGAAACTTTTGGGGATCCGGAAGGTTCAAGGTTCCGGATCCCGTAGCAGCGGGACCACGCTGCCTGGATCACCACACGCTTATGTGGGCAATATCAAACCTTCGGACAGAACGCATCGAGCCCGGTCATCAGAGCCGAGATCGCGTTGACGATCCTTGGGCCGACTCCCGGAATGAATCCCAGAAACGGCAGCACTCCGGCGAGGATCGGCTTCACCTGCTTATAGGTGGCGCAAACGTCCGGCACTCCCTTCAATGTCTTCGGCTTCTTTTCGAAGTCGTCCAGTGCCTTGAGGAATTTTTTGTCGTCGAGCAGCTTGTTCACTTTTTCTCCTTTTTCGGTTTTGGTTCGGCCGCCGGCTTCGGCTCTGCCGGCTTCAGATCGATCACGCGCATCAGGTTGACTTGGAAGCTTCCCTTGTCATTGCTGACGGTGTACTTCGCCAACTCCGTTTCGTATTCGATCGTCTTCTTGTTGAACTCTTCCTGCTTGTCTTCAGGAACGTTCAATTCCTTTTTCTTTTTCCACTTCCCATTGATCAGCAGGCCGCCGGCGATACCGGTTTCCACTCCGCGGAATTGCACGCCCTTCCACTTGTCCAGCCGGTTGTATTCGGTCCACTCTTCATCGGTCAACTTCCGTTCCAGGTCCACCAGGCGCTCTGCTTTCTCGATGACATCGGGATCGGTGAACACTTGCGCGCCGGCGCCCATGTCGATCGGTGGGTTGCAATTGCGGCCGAAGTGCTGACAGAACTTGCACTCCTCTTTGTCTTTGATGAAGTCGGGAAGCGTGCCGGCTTCCTTGTGATCCATCGCAGTGGTGGCCTTCTGCAGAAACTTTTCCATCTTGTCGAGATTCGGATACAGCTCGACTGGGACAAACGCTGGCAGGCCGCTGCGGTCCAGCGCGAGGAATCCCAACGGCACATCCATCGCGAAGATATAGGACAGTAGCTGGTAGGCGCCGGACTTCGTCCACCGGGACAGGAACAGATCCTCGAAGGTGTGGATCCGCGCGACAAGGTTTGCGTTCCATGCCTTGGCTTCCACCGGGATACTACGTTGGCCATGTAGGAACTTCAGGCTTTTGAATTCCCGGAACTGCAGCCGGCCGTCTACCTTGCCGGTAATGATGTCGCGGCCCTTCTGGTCTTTCAGGGCGAAGCGCTCCTGTTCGCCGACGACTTCGAACGACGGTTCACAATTGCGGCCGATCTTTTTCAGGTCCGCCATCATGTCGCGTTCCCGATCGTTCCCACGGCGGAAGCGTGCAAGGGTATCGGCATCGAATGCCGGCAGCTGGTCGCCGTGCGTCATGTCCAGAACCATCTGGCGATCGCATTCCCGGTAGGACGACGCATAGACGTTCGCGCGCTTTCCCATCGGCCGGGAATCTGCATTGACGAAATTGGCCCACGCTGTCGTGATCGCGTTGCCCATGTCCGCCGGCGTCATTTCCTCCGGCTTCGGAAGTGGTTTCTCAATCGTGCTCATGGATAACTCCAATAAATGAATTGCGCTCTTCTTCCAGCTCCCGGACCTGCTTTTCCAGCGCGAAGATCTTGTCCTGAAGGTTCTCCGGCTCTGCCGTCTGTACGTTCAGATCGTGTTCACCGCCTGGCATCGGCGTCGGATCCTGCGTTTGCCTGTAGGACCAGCTCATGACCTCCATGACAGGGGTATTGCTGGGCAGCCGGCCGGGATTCTGCATGATGAAGTCCGCGATCAGTTCGTCAAACGACTTGTGCAGCTCTTTATGTCGGGCTTGGTGTTGTTCCTTCGTCATTCTTTTTTCCTTCCTCGATCATCGCGTCGGCAATTTCAAAAGAAGCGCCGGCAATAAAAGGAACCGCGATCGATTCACTGACGCGGGTTAGAAACGCCTGCATTGCCAGTCCCGCGTACCACTGCCGGAGTGTCATGCCATCGGCGCGCCATTCTGACGGCGTACCGTTTGGATTCTGCAGGTCCGCCTTGGGGAAGGCGTATCCCCCCTCATCCTTCGGCACCGGGCTCCCTGCCTTTCTTAGATTCGGCCTCAGCTGCGGCGCCGGCCTTCCGCCTCTCTTCCACACCCTTCATGTGGTCGGAGTGCTTCAGACCCTTGTGTTTGCTGTCCTTCACAGTACAGGCCCAAAACGCGTCATACGGCCGCTGGCTGTCGCGCGATACTCCGCCGGGTACAAACTTCATCTTCGTCGGCGGATCGCATTGCTGGCAGAACGGCTCTTCACCGGGTTTCAGATCGTCCGATTGCTGGACGTCGGCGCCCAGGCGCTGTGCCTGCGTACCGAATCCGCGGCCGCGGTTGCACTTGGCCGATGTCTTGCCGGTCATTTGTGCCTGCGCCCACACCGAATTCAATTCTTCTTCCGGTACCTGTTTCATTCCGGCCAGCTCGCGCACGATGCTGCCATGTAGGTTGGCACGTGCGGCCTTGCGCACTTCGGCGTCGATCTGCAGCCGGCCCAGCTTCCGGCGCGTGATGAAGTCTTCGGTCGAATAGCGGACTCCGGTAATGCCGGTCACCGTCTGGCCGGTTCGTTTGGAAATGCCGTCGGCCGTGATGCTGTAGGAAAAGTCTTTCGTGTCGGGATCTTCGGCACGTTCCCACGTCCCCAGGTTGACGATCTCAATGCCCCACAGATCGGAGAAGCGCTGGCAGCCGGCATCCTGGCAGTAACCGGTAATCCGATCCTCTGCCTTGAACAACACCCAGTCTTGCGGATGTGTCAACGCGATCGATGCGGCGCGCAGCGTCTTGATAATGAGAATGCCGCGCTCGATGATATCGACGCCTTCTTCGGTCTGTGCCAGATCCTCAATCGTTGAACCTTGCGTTCTGGCCAGCTGCGTATCGGGCGGTACAAACTCTGGCTCTACGGCGCGGCCTTCAGTCTCTTCACTCTTCATTTGCTGGGATCTCCCTTGTCAGTGGGCGCCGGCTGCGGCTTGTCGCCGCGTTTCAGCGCCATGTATTTCTTCACGTCCCCGGCCGCAATTGCCCAGCCAAGGAACGCTGTAAACTCCTCGTCATCCATGTCGAGAATCTTCTGTTTCAAACGATCGATTTCAACTTCCCGGCTGATTGCCATCTTATTCCTCTCCCATTTCGTGTCGTGTAGCCGCGCGGTCCCCACGCTTCGTTGCGATCCATTCATCGATAATGCCGCGGCTACCGGCGCATCCTACCGGCGCGTCAAACAGAAACCAGTGTGTGATCGCCGGAATGGCGATCGACGTCTCGATGTCAGCGGCGCGGCTCAGCGCTTCCTCTGCATTCATCGCGATACAGGCGCAAAGGAATCCACCCGGCCGGATCCCCACATCCACGTATCGCAGGATCCCTCCATGCAGGTGTACCGGGATCTCCGCCTTGGTCAGTGAATCGATTACCTCTTGTGCTGTCATTGCCCCTCCTGGACTGGAAACACTTGAACGCTGTCATGCCCAACAAACGCCCTAAATCTCTCGATCGTAAACTTCGCCGGATAGTTTGGCTGGTACGGCAACGTGACATGGCCGCCCAGAATGTCGACGTGGTGAATTCCGGTCTCGTCCATTTCAGTGCCGATGACTTTGCACTTCACCACCGTGCAAACGAACTCATCTCCCGGCCGCGGATCAACCTTGGGATCTCTCACCCGTTTCTCCTGTGGAAGTCCGCCTTAAATTCGTTGAGTCGCTTTTCGTATGCTTTCAGGGAAGCCATAACCTCTGGCTCCAGTGCGATCTTGTTCCTTGGATCGTCCGGGTATCCATTCTCCGTCGTCAGAATGATGTGGTACCCGTCGAAATCCGCATAGACTGAATCTCCAAGATAGCTCTTCGCTGGTGGTGGGACCGGTTCGCTCTCTGCCGCTTCGCTCATTGCCTTTTCTCCTGCCTGATACGCAGGGCAGACTAGCTTTCGACGAAATTTCTGTCAATAGCAAACTTTCGCATTGTTGCTAAAGCTTATTTCGGGTAGGATCCGGCACCATGTCAGAACTTTCGCCCGTCATGAAAGCTATTAAGAGGGAAATCGAACGGCGCGACCTGTCCGTTCAGGAACTTGCCTACAGCGCCGGCATTGCATTTTCAACGCTCTACCGGAACCTGAACGGCGAACGTGAGCCCACGCTAACAACGGTCGAAGCGCTTCTGGCTGTCCTAAAGCTCAAACTGAAGGTAACCGCAAAGTGACACCGAGAACCACGATTAACTGGCATGTCTGTCTCATGCGTGGCTGGGCCTTGAGAGAAGAGGGAACCGGGCTCAATAGCCTGATTGACCCACACGGCAACGTCGTTGTGACGTCCCGGCACGATGCTGTGATCGAAGCCATGATCATCGACTGGCACGCGGCCGCCAATTGGCCGACACTGTTTGCCGAACTTCCCAGGGGCACGATGCTGGTGCGGCCTCCCGGCGACGATTTCCCCGGTTTTGCGTGCTGCGGCTGTAATGTCGCCGGCGCCTTGCGGTTCTGCAACGCTGACGACGAAATGGGGAAAGCCGTCATCGGTGCCTGGATCAGCTTCGCCTTGGGTAAGAAGCTTGGTCCGGATCTTCTTCACGAACTACAGGCATTGATCGACGGCAGCTCCGGTTCACCGACGATCCACTGACCATTTGTGAATAAATCTTGACTGTTCAGCACCGAACAATCAGAATCCGCCGTGCTGGGGGGTAACATCCAAGTCGCTCTTGGGTTGAAGCCTTCCATTGCCGGGCGCGTCCCCCCAGCACATTCCCTTTTCTGGCAATGACAGGATGGCAATGATTTGAATCGGGATATTGACTGGGCGATAAAACAGAAGGCGCCGCACACCTGTAAGCACATCCTGTTGATCCTTGCCAACCGCGCGAACAAACTTCACCAGTGCTTCCCGTCCCTAACCTCGATCACCCAAGACACTGGACTTGATCGCCGGACCGTCATGCGAAGCCTCACGATCCTCGAAGAACTCCTCTTAATCACCCGTCAGAAACGTGGAATTGACACCACACTTTACACTCTTAAGGTAGGGGCACAGCGACACCACTCAGGAGAGAATACGCGGGAAGGTATAGTAGGGGCAGAAAGCCCCTACCAACAGGGGCAGGATGACTCTAGGGGCACAGCGCCTCTAGGGGCAGAGCGACACCAGGGTAGGGGCATAGACGACACGAAGGTAGGGGCACAGTGCCCCACGGAACCCAAAAGAGAACCCAAATTGAACCCTAAGACGGGGATTGTCGATCGTTCCGATCGCAAAACAAAACCGCCGGGCACAATTCCGATCACTCAAAAACACCGGGACTGGGCAGCCAAAAACGGCGTCAAAGTCGACCTGGAAAAAGAGACCGAACAAATGCTCGACCACTTCCGGGGAAAAGGGGAAACCCGGCTCGACTGGGAAGCCACCTGGCGGACCTGGATGCGGAACTCAATCACGTTTGGCCGAAACGGAGGAAACGGACATGGCGGACATCGAGAAACGGACTTCGAAAAAAACAACCGCGCACTCAAAGCCCAGCTTAATAGCGTTCTGGCTCCAACGCTTAACTGGGATCTTCCCGATGTACGGGAAGACGATGGATGACTTTCCGATGCGGCTGGAAATGTTTGTCCTGGCGCTGTCGGATCTTTCGGAAGCCGATATCAACGCTGGATTCGAGCTGTCCGTTTCGCTTCTGAAAGAGTTTCCGACGCCGGCCCACATCCGGGAGTTTGCTATGCAGGCCAATTTGGAAAGCAGCCGAAGATTAACCGAACAGCGTCGACTGGAACTAAAACAGCTGGAAGACCGCAACAAAGACGCGCGCTTTGACGAAACCGATCTTGAGACCCGGCGGAAGGAATTCGCCGAAATGCTGGCCGAAGTTGCGCGAAAGAAGGGAATGCCATGAAACCAGACAATCTCAGAGTCACCGAAAGCGATCGTTTTGTCGCGGACTGGATCATCGAAAAGATCAACGGGCTCACGGACCAGCAGCACGCGAAGCTGGCCGGCATCCGCAAGCCGAAGGAAGGAGCTCCGGCGCTGAATCCCAGGACGCTTCTGTTTTCCAAACGTCGAGGGCGCGAAAAGTGAACACCCTGGGAGTCGATCTCAGCACGCGCAAGACCGGCCTGGCGCTGTTGTGTACGCCCGGCGCCGGCGGAGAATTCCCGGAGCTGAAGCTTCCGGGAAAGCACTGGCTTGTTTGCCAGTGGGAAGGATTCCGGTATTACGGCGCGGTGGCGCTGCGCGGGGAAGGTTCGATGCGGCAGCAAACCGAAGACATTCTGTTTCCGGTCCTGGAATGGGCTCGACACGCGCACCACATTGTCATCGAAGGTTATGCCTACGCTGCGAATCAGCAGTACAAAGACGCCAACGTCGAACTCGGTGGCGTGATTCGCTACTTCCTGCGAACGAAGGAGCTCGCGCCCCGGACGGTGTCGCCGAAGTCGCTGAAGAAATTTATCGCTGGCAATGGCAACGCCGACAAAGTAAAAATGCTCGCGGCAGTGCAAGCTTCCGGGATGCCGATCGTCGACGACAACATGGCCGATGCGTTTGGTCTGGCAAGAATCGGACACGCGCTCCAACTTCCCGAAAGTGACTACCTGAACTTCCACCACACAGAACGGGAAGCACTCATGGCGATCAAGTATCCTGCAGAACGGAAACGGAAACGAAAGCAGAAGGAAAAACCGGTTTTATGGTCAGATGCAGCAAATGGAAATTGGGAATCGCGGCCATGATTCCCTTCGTGTGCACGCTCGCTATCGTATGGACAGTCACGCGGCGCCGGGCGCCGTTCCTGGGGTGGTAATGGGAAACTCTCTTCGACTCGTGTGTGTGCTGGTCGCGCTTGTTGTGTGCGGGGAATTCATGATGGCGCTGACGGCGATTCCCGTGTTCTCAGGGATCGCATCCGTTCGAATTGACTCGCGCGACGTGAAGGGCGATCCGATCGCGTTTCAACTTTCCATCGATGGGAAACTCATCGAGCCCAAAATCGCGCTCGATCCCAAGCCGTGGATCTACGAAGCAAAATTCGACTCGCGTCTGATACCAGACGGCCTGCATGTCATGGCCGGCACGCTGTGGTATACGGGCGGGAAAACCGTACAGATCGACAAACAGATTATTCGGATCCGGCAGCCTGTCGGGAAATTGGCAAGGATATGAACGATGCCACGCGCCAACAAACTATCCGCGGCAGAGTGGTCCCGGCTTGCACGCCTGTGCGAGACGGCCGCCAGATTACATCCGGAATTGATTGCCTTCCGAATCGCAGGCGTTCACGCTCACGCATTGGCCGCTTTGCGGAGAATGGAAACGGACTGGGAAATCCGCAAGCTGATAACCTCCGGAGCGCTCGAAATGGAAAAACGAAAGGCCACAGGGTTTGCAGAAATCGACGACGACATTCGTAGACAGTACGGAAGCGGCGCTGATTCTGAACCTGTGCCGGCGCCACGCGCAGAGGAAGATGGCCGGACTCCGGACGATGTTGATCGGCCGGAAATTAAAGTATTTCCGTAGTGAAGTTGAGCAGCTGAGGGAAAAACTAAAATGCGAAAAGTGATAGGACTGATTCTGTTGTTTCCGATCCTGGCCTGGGCTGCCATGTCGGACTCGAAGGCGGCCACTGAAGCGCACAAACTCTGGGGAGACCAGTCGGTGACCGCGCGGATCCATCCATGGCTGAAGACCTCGGAGACCAAACAGATCGGCTACCTGTCCCCAGGATGCCGGACGGATCCGACGTTTGTCGGCGAAGGGATCAACACCTGGGACGCGGCCTTTGCGGCGCTTCCACCGAACAAGGGCATAACGGGAATGTACAGCGGCAAGGTGGTGCTGCATGCGGAAACGCCGGCGCCGGCCGGCGATACCGGGACGCACACCGAAATTGCCGGTGCTTTGACCGCGTCGGCCATTCAGTTTCTCGTGGATAACAAGCATGCCGGCGAACTCACGTCGCTGGACTACAATCCCGACCGTACTGGCTGGAGCGTCAATGTCGCCTGGGACTCTTCCACAGTCCCGGACGGCCAGCATGTACTCTGCGCCATTTTGCTACACTCCGACGGCGCACAATCGCCTACGGATGCGACGATGGTCGTGGTAAAACAGACGCCACAGTGATGCGAGTAAAGCTGCCGCTGGACGTTGAGATTTCGGTTAGCTGCGAGGATGGACATTTCATTCTGTGGTTCGGCCACTGCCACAGAGCAACACACATTGAAAGCACTGGAAGCGTCAAAGACTTCCCGGAGATGAAAATGGAACTGATTGTAGGTAAGAACAAAGGAACAATTTCGAATTTCCCGCGCGACGATGAACACATCAATCGCGAAGTTGACGGGCCGATCGTTTGCAAAGCGGCGCCGGATGGCGTCGTTCATCTGGAACCGTCCGTAGATGGTAAGACCTGCGACGTCATTCCAATCGCGCCTGGTACCGCGCTCTATACGACAAACGCCGATGCGGATCTGACCGCCGGTGTCTCGGAGATTGCCGGCAACGTGATCACCATCGTAGTCACGGCCGCGCCGCTACCACTGGCCACACACATCGAATCCGAAGAAGGACCAGTCGTCGACCAGTAGAAACAGAAAGCCGGGGACGTCCGGTCCCCGGCTTTCCTCGCGTGGGAGGCTGTCAGCTAGTCGCCAACCATGTCCCACATCCCGCTGTCTGGAGCAATCTTCGACTCCAGTTCTTCGACTTCCATCAGGTCAAGATTCAAATCTTCCATGTGAAATCACTTCCTTCCGAAAGCTAAGATCAGCAGCCTGGTGCTGCCATGGGCGCAATGTAGTGCCGGCATGGCAAAGCCTCAATGCGACTTAGGTATCAGGTACCACTTGGTCGCGGCCGTTGGAATTTTCAATTCCTTTTGGTCCGCCGGACTGAACGGCAGAGCCGGCAGTGTAGCTCGACCGTGCCTCTCTTCCTGTTGTAGTAGGCGAACGCGGTCCGCCTGGAATGGCCAGCTTTGCACGGGATCTTTCGCTTCTGTGCTTCGGTCATCATTTCGTTTGGTCCGTCCCGTTGGAAATTTCAATCAGTGCGGCGCTGACTCCAGTCCCCGCGAACGTGCCGGCCGGCAGTGGTTCCCAGCTTCGCGCGACGGGCGCTAGTGCGGCCTGTTGGCGCGGACCGTTGGCGCATATCGCAACAAGCCGGCCGCCTGGTTTGAGGAACTTCAACGCGTGCGCAATGTGCTTTATATCGGCGCCATTCTCAAACGGCGGATTCATAATCACGCGGTCGAATGTCCCGTATTGGATCGGATCCCCGACCAGCGTTCCCAGCTCCAGAAAGTCGGCATGATGGATCGGCCCCTGTTCCTCGGGGAATGAACGCTCTAGCGCCTTGCACAACGCCCAGTTGATTTCCACGGCCGTTAATCTACAGTCGCGCGGGATTTCGCGAACGATCGCACCTTCGCCGGCGGATGGTTCCAATACCTTGTGCTCCGGCTGTATGTCGGCCATTTCCACCATACGCGCGGCCAGCTCCGCTGGCGTGGGGAACAGCTGATTTACGGCTATGACCTTGACGCCAGCTTTTAGCGATTGCTCCATCGCGCGGAAAGTGTCGGCCGCCGGATCCGCCGGCTTCGGTTCCTGGGGAACGTGATCCCGCGTCGGCCGTGGCGTCGGTGGTGGTGGAACCACGGCCGCCGGCCGTTCGTGCACCTTCGAGTCTGTGAGGAAAACGTAATACAGACCGTGCGCGACCATTGCGGTCCGCACCCGGTGCGAATTGTCAATAACGCGCGTTCCCTTGTAATCCTGGTTGATCGCGGCATACTCCGCCTGTGTCATCCGCTTCTGTGCGTAATGGAGCATTTCCCCGCGGTTCCACTTGTTCTCAGTGTCTACGCCTTTTGGTTCGTCGTAGTTGCAAAGCGGCAATTGTGCGGCCGCTGACTTCGGCTTTTTGGCCAGCAGGTTTGTTGCGCCGGCTTCCTCCAATAACGCGTGCTCATATTCCAGCCGGTTGGAAATGTGTTCGATCCACGGCCGCGCGCGTCGTTCAATGCCGGCTAGATGTCGCTCCGCCACCCAATGCCCACCACGGCCGGCCGGGCCTACAAACACATGCGGCACTTCCGGTGCATCCTTGTTGCCGGGACCGTTCAGCGGGTAACGCTCATAATGATCTTGCTGCATGATGACAGTCGAATCCTTGCGTGGCGTGAAGCTGGCAATGTAGCGCCGCAAGTCGGCTTCGAGTCCCTTAATGCGTCGCGCGCGGACTCCAGGCAGCTCTTTGTATTGCGCATGGTGAAGTGCGCCGGCTGCGCGTTGCTTCCAGTATTCGGACGTCTTCCACATGTTCACGGCTCGACGCATGCCGTTCTCGATTTTCTCCGCGTCGCGTCGCGCGTGGCGTTCGGAGTGGTGGCCGACAAGGATAGGTTGGCCAAGTGGTATGTTGTCGGCGATCGCGTGCACGGCCGCTTGTGCGCGGTCCGCGTCTTTTGCCCGATTGTCGGAATAGGTTTCGAACCGGTCCGCGCGTTCCTCAGCGCGATCGACTAACGTTTTGTCGCTGTCTTCAATTGTTCCGCACCATTCAATGGCCAGCGCTTCAGCCGTTGGATTCCAGACGGTGTAGAAAACCTTTTGCATTGGAGCCCAGCGGAAGCCGGCCGCTTTCGCGCGCGCGTATTCCTCCGGAGTAAGTCGCGACATGGCTTCGAGTCTGATTTTGTCGTCGCTGGGATCGTACGTCGCCGACATGTAGCAGCTTGCGCCGGCCGGCTGTTCGGTGGTCTCTTGGTCTGGTCCGTTGGAAATTGTTTCAGTGTCCATTTGGTTCCTTCCTTGGTTCGGTCCGTTGGAATTTTCAATCGTCATCGTGGTTAATAAATAGCCGGACTATCAGCCAGACAATCCAGGCCGTGAAAAGCGCTGTTACCATTTCATTTGGTCCGCTCTGTCATACGGATCCGGTCCAAAGCTTCGCGCATCGTTGGCACTTATAAAGAAGCTTCCACACGCCTTCTATCGGTTCGATTTCGTTTCCCTGTTCGTCACACGGGAAAAAGCCGTCTTCATTCGAGTTATTGCCACAGCTGCAAACGGTATCTTCCCGGAGCGTTTCCCTATGTTCCCGCTTCGGTGCCGGCCTGGTCCGGTCTGTTCGCTGACAGTGCGGGTTTCCATTGTTGCAGTCTGTTTCCTCGTTGCAGGTATTGCACCGGATCGCCTCATAACCTAGCGCGCCATCGTAGAAAAACGCGTCAGCGCTTCCACACTGGGGACAGGTTAGCGGCCTGGGGACTGGTTCGGGGGACTGGTCGAGCATCCACTGTAAGCCGTTCCACAATCCTTCCAATTGCTGGACGTCGTCGGCTTTAAATCCTAGCCGGTAGAGTTTCCCCACTGTCTGGTTATGAAGCAGCCGCGCGACAACGCGCGCTTGTTTGCGCAATAGCAATTCGTCGAAGTTGGACGTTTTCCCGTTCGCAGTGATTTCAATCATTTTCGTGATCATGATTGCGCCTTCGCTTTCTCTAGTTCGGTTATTTCAATCGCAAGGTTAATCAAATCGTCACGCGATAAAACGGAAACAGGAAGGCAGTCCGGCCGCAATTCTCCGACCGCTTCCAAAGCGCTGGATTCATCAGCCGCTTCGATGTGATCGTGATATGCAAGCTGTTCGTCGGTGTCGTACGAGATTGCTAGAAAACGCATAATCCCTCCATCGGTTTCTTTTGGTTTCGGCTGTTGGAAATTTCGGTCGGCCGCTGGTCCGGTTCGTTGGAAACTTCCGGAGCGTCGGCCGCTTCGGCCTGGGCCGCTTCATCGGTGGTTTCATCTTTGTAAGGCATAACCACATAGCGCCATGAACCGTCCGCCGGTTCGAAACAGACGGCCGTCAGCTTGTCGACGTAGCGAACCACAAGCGGCCATTGACCTATGACCGGTTCCAGAAGCCGGAAGTCAAACGCGACTTGCCAGAATTCAGAACTTTGCACCGGTAGAGTTTCGGAGAATGTCCCACAGTCCGGATCGGTCGACGCGATTGTCAGCCGGTGGGAAAGTCCGATCAATCGTACCTTGCGCGTGCGCTCGCAGCTCATGACGTCCGCGCGTTTCAGTGCTAGATGGAATTCTGGATCCGCGATTGTGCAAACAACGCGCGCAGCTTTAAAGGTGTCGTCGAAAACTTTCGAGTATTCCCCGGCCGTTCCTTCCTGCCAGTCCACAAAGATTCCATCTTTGACCGGCCGCCGGATCAATAGAGCTGCCAGCCCGTCGGTTGTAACGATGCTGTAACCGTCGGCAACATTCCGTCCAGCAAAGCGCGCGAAGTTTTTCACGCGCGGCCGTGCTGCGCGTTGTTCTATCGATTCCTTCAAGCGCTGGAAAGTCAGTCCGGCTTTATCGGTCCGCGGATTCAATGCAGGCATGCGGAAGGGATTACTCCCCGGCTTCCATTTGGTTATGCAGTCCGGATTGTGGTAGCTGACAGTTCCGTCCGGCCGCACGCGCAGCCGGCCGCCGGATGGTGTCTTAGTGCCGGCCGGAAATCTATAAGTCCGGTCCATTGAAATTCGGCGGACATTTGGTCCGGCCGGTTGATTTTCCCGGACCTGGGGAACGTCGGCCGGATCCCCGGCCGTAGTGGTTTCATCGATTGTAGCGCTCATAATATCCTCCATGAAGTTGGGCCGGGGATCGGGGATCCCCGGTCGGTCTGTTACTGTTTGGCGTAAGCCTGCGCAGCTGTTCGCGCGTACTGTTCGGTCGAATGGTCTGATATCCACTCGGCTTCTGTTAGCGGACCGTCCGACGATTTCCCCACAATGACGCGTCGGTATACGCTCCATAAGTGGGGACTGGTACAGTCCGGACCGTTTTCGCATACGATCTGGTCCCCATCGTTTTCACTGTTCGGATGTGTCCGGGACACTTCGAAGCCGTGCGGGGGATCCACTTCGGGACTGTCGAAGTCCCCGAAGTTGATCGCTTCGCAAAGCGCGTCAATCTGTTTGTTAGTCAGCGGTCCGCCATCGGAGTCAGTCCCGTTTAAGATTTCCCGGACCGCTTGGGGGACTGTCCCCGCTTCCCTTCGCGCTTGCAAAAGTCGCAAGCCTGCCAATATTGCATTCGTTTGTTCTGTGGTGAGTTTCATAGTTTCCCCTTCCTAATCGTCAATCCCTTTGATGGTGTAACCGGCACGTTCCAGAACGGCCGCAATGTCGCAAGGTGTGTCAGCATCCCAACTTCGGCCGGACATGATCGCGACAATTGCGAGCGTGGTTTCCCCGGCTTTAATAGCCTTGCGAAGCTGTTTTTCGGTGTACGGCTTTCCGTCGATATAAATGGTGCGCGTCAGCTTTTTAGGCATAGCTTTCCCTTCTATTGGTTCGATGGTTTGAAACGGACCGGGGACAGAGTGTCCCCGGATCCTGGGCCCAACTTAGAACGCGATCTGAAGGACCTTACCTGACGCGCGGTCCAGTTCGGTCCGCTTGTCAGCGTTTTTCTCCGCCTGCGAAAGACGCGTCACACCTTGCGCAAATCCCCAAGCGCTATTGGCTGGACCGTCGACGTCCGGCACGACAGCTTCCAACGCGCGTTTGGCGTCGGCACGCGTGAGAATCTTTTTGTCAAAAACGAAATCGATGATTTCTTCCGGTTTCTCAGTATTGAACCGGAAGTTGCGCGCGGATTCGATTTTCGCTTCCATGAGCGTCGCGGATCCGTTCGCATACTTGCGCAGTTCCACTTCCAGTCCCCGGAATGCTTTGTCGTCAGTCAGTCCGACATGACGCATGCGCAGTTCTTTGACGTCCTCCGCATCCCAAATAATGTGGTTTCCGCATACTCCCCGGAAGTAGAACGATTGCATCCCGAAAGTCGACTTTCCAACTTCGGAATTCCAAACGATGATTCCCCGCATGAGACCAGAAGCCGAACCGTCATCGATGACGCGATCTTTTTGGACCAGAAACACAAACATATCTTCGAAGGAAGCGTAAAGACCAGCCGGTGCGATCTGGTCCCCGGCTTTAATCGTCAGTGACAGGGCGGCCTGTTCTGGCGTCGCTATTCGAGTGTCGAAGTCGGCAGCATCGGATCCCCATGGGACATAAGCCGGGGCGACTTCCCATCCCATTTCCTCTAAACGCAAAAGCTTTTCGGAAATGGTGTGATTCCACAAGCGGGAATACTTGTCGGAAGTGATCGCGCGGACGTAGTAACCGCCATTGGAATGGAGCAACAACTTTGCCGGTCCGGCTTCGGCTTTTGCTTTCAAGCCGTGATTGATATTCTGGACCGCAAGTGTCGCGGGAAGTGATCGCAGGTAGGAAGCCGGAGCGTCCGCACGTGCGGCCAGCTGGCCAAATGCAAAGTGAGTCATTGCCGCATGCGTCCCGGTCCGGCCTGAGATTTGAACATCCCCGTCGATTGCTTCGACGCGAATGTCCGCCATGTCCAAAGAAGCTTCGACGGCACTTGCCTTATGTGCGAGCGTCGCGCGGTGCAAGTCTTGCAAGGACCAAAAGCGTTGATCGGCTGGTCTCGTTTTCCACTGTTCGTGAGTTGACATGATAAACATTTTCTTCAATCCTCAAAACCTTCCGACTGTGAAGCGAAATTGCTTCGACCGTGGAAGGAAGCTGGAAGCCGGTATCGAACCGGCCGCGGTCCCCTGTTTTCCAGTGCTAAAACCAAATCACGGCGTTAAGCGTTTGCATGTTCGTTTTCCCCTTCCTGTTCTGTATCGGCAAAATCGTCCCCGCACTTTAGAACTATTTCGGGACAGTCGACAGCTTCCAGAACGCATTCAGAACAGACCGTGAGCATATTGACCGAATAGAACGCGCGCGGACTGTCGCACAAGTCGCAAAGTGTTTCCTGGGCCAGTTCGGTGTAGGTGTCTCGTTCCATGTCTAACGTATCGGCGGATCCGGGGAATACTTTAGACATTTTTTTCGCTCCGGCTTTCATCGTAGGCGGCCGGTGGAATGTCCCGGAATTCGTTCGCTGACAGCTCCGGATGTTGCGTCAATTGCGACACTTCGCAAACGATGCAAAAAGACTGGTTTTCATTCGTCGACAGCTCACGCGTGGCAACGTTTTTGCATTCGTTCCAGCCATGGCCACATCCGCAAGCCGCATCGGTGCACTGACAGGTAAACTCGATTCTCACTTTGCACCATCCCATTTGAGGAAGTTGGAACAGACCAGCCGGAAGGACTCCAGACCGCGCGACGCGTATTCCTTCGCGCGTTCAATGTCCCGGACGTCCGCTTCCAGCTTCGCTATCTGGTCCCGGAGCTGCGACAGCTGCGACTGTGCGACCGTCATGGCTTCCCGGTCCGCTTGTTTCATCCGCTCGAATTCTGCGAACGGTACAAAGCCGAAATCCGAGTCAATCGCGCGGAAAACTTCCAGCTTCATATCGGTCAGAATGTCCCGGACATAACCAGCCGGACAGCTTTGGACCATTTCCGCGAACATGGTTTTTTCCCCGGCTTTCGTCATTGCTTCGACTTTCATGGTTTCCCCTTCCCTGTCGTCAGTATCCCAACGCGATTAAGACGCAACAGACACCAATTACCACCAACAGCATCGGCACTGCGAACAGCTCGACTTCTGTCATGGTCCCCCGGCTTCCCATTACTGGGAAACCTTGTCGAAGCGAACCCATGACAGCGTCATTCCCGGATGTGCTTCTGCGACAGCGTCAGACACCTGCGACGCTTTGCGCACGTATACCGTGCACTTTTCCCGGCCGAAGCTGTCCGACTTCCATTCGTAGAAATCCCCGTTTTGATTGACCAGAACGAAAGACTTCTCCAATACCTGTCCCGGTGCTAACCGCGTGGTAACCTGTATCGCCATGTCTTGATCCCCTTCCCGTCCGTCATGTCCCGACAGCTTCCATATAGCAGGGGACTGGCCAAACGGTATCCCCCGGCCGATCAATCACTTGCCTTTTCGTCAATCTTGGAATCTGACGCTTTTCGTCAGTCTGTCCCCACGTCTTACAGCTCCGAAAACCTGTAACTCCCAGGATATTCAATCCTTTACAGGCCTTTATCCTCATGACAGTTTACGTCACTCAATTTGACGGTTTTTGTCATAACACCGGTGTTACCCTGTCAAGCGCTTTATTCCCTTTATTCCCTTCAATCCCCAGTCCCCTTCCCATTTCCCCGGTATATACACATTCCCCTGATTCCCCTTCCACGTTGCCGACAGGCCGGAGCGAAGCAAAGCGAAGCGGATCCCTTCCACCTGAAAAGTCTTCCCTGCGAAGCGGGAAGACAAGCGAAGCATCCCCGTCTGAATCAAACATGGCTTGTAACTGTAAAGGCATTGAGAGAGAGCGGACGGCCGGACCGGCGGCCGGTGGAAAATCGCATTTTCCCGTAGAATCAGCGCTTTAGTCCCGGTCCGGATCCGGCAACATAACATCAGTTATGCGACGTCGCGCGGCAAGTTGTTGACCTGTCGTGATTTCCCCGGACAGCTTTCGCGATCGCATCGCGGATCCACTTTCCGGACCGGCTGGACCGGCTGGCCAGTCCGCCGGCTTCCCGGCTGGCCGCTTCGCGAGTTGTCCGGAATCGGCCGGCGCTCGCTGTCATTGACGCCTTTGGCGCCTGGATATTCACAAAAAAAATATTGCAAAAAAGCCTGCGACAAAAAAATGGGACTTGAAAAGGCCAGATAAAAGGCAGATAGTGCTGCAAATGCCAACACCAGTCTTTGAGACCGAAGGAGAAAAGAGAGCATTTGCGTATCGAGTAAAGAAGTTGCGTAAGCGATTGGGATTGAGGCAGATGGAGTTTGCGAAGGTAGCGGGATTGTCAATCGATACGGTGCAAAGGGTGGAACAGTGTACGTTTGGCGCGTCACACGAGACGGTGAGAGCGATCCAACGGGTAGAAGAGTCGCTGAGACGGAGAATGACGAGGGTACCGGCGTGAAGTGGCTGGCCAGGCTTTACTGTTGGGTGTTCTTTCACGAGTTGATCGTGGTGCACCGGTGTTCGGAGCAAGCGCAGAAGGTGGCGTGTTTGAGGTGCGGTGCAGAGTTTGGGATTCATTTTGGGGTGGAAGCGTTTGTGCCGTGGAATGACGGGTTGTGCATATGCCGGGTGTATGAGCTGCAGGGGCTGACGCTTTTTGGGGATCCGATATACCGGGAGTTGCCGGCGAATTATGCAGATATCGACGGATTGGGGCTGCCGGTGGATCCGGAATATGGGAAGCCGGTGGGGAATCCGTTGGGGAAGGAACTGGACCGATGAGGGTGGTGGCGCGCAGTTCTCAACAGAACCGGGCCTGGTCGAAGTTTTACCAGATGTTCCACCAGAACCGGACGACGACACTGGAGTTTCTCAATGAGTTGCGGAGGGAGTTTGACCGCGGCTGGCTGTATGCGATGGGCTATAACCTGGTACGGGAGACCGAAACCAATGGGATGTTTGAGGTAAGCCCGGTTACGGACACGTCGGCCAGGATATTTACGAAGATTGAGCGATGACGATCACCGAACAGTTTCAGAAGCTTACCAAGAATTTGGGGCCACCGTTGCTGCGGATTCATGTGTCGGAGCCGTTGTGGCGGGAGTTGTTTCAGAAGCTGACGTTTGACCGGGAAGTGCACCGGAACTTGTTTGGGATCCCGATATTTGTGGATACCGCCTACCAGGCCGACTGGTGGAGCGAGCATTATAAGGAAAAAGTTATATTCCACATGGGCGATAGGACGATGGAAATACACAACTTTGCGGACTTTGCCAGCCGGGGATATCTGTTCGATGGGCGGCTGGCGGATCCAGAGGAAGTGATTAAGAGCCTGGACGCGATCGACGGGGTAAAACCTGAAAAATGAGCGACCAACCGGACCAGATCTTACTGTCGATGGCGGAGTACTCCGGCAAGTTAGGGGAAATGATTCGCGAGAAGCTGGGAGCGCGAGGGGTGGTGCCCGATCACCGGGCGATGGTGGCGGAGCCTCGAGACGTGAATGGCGATTTGTGTCGTTGTTGCCACACGATGCTGGAAATTTGCGAGGATCGGTTCAAACGGGCGGTGCAGGGCGATCCGCTGCCGCATCTTCGGCCACCGTTTCAAACCTACGGGGATTTCAGGAGGGGCAATGATCGTTAGAACACTGGGACAGATCGGTTACGACGCCTATCGTGCTCATACGGATGGGAAATCGCTGGTTTCCGGCCAGCCGATACCGGAGTTTGACAAGCTGAGCGTGCCGATTCAGAACGCCTGGGAAGCGGCAGGGCAAGCGGTGGCCGCCTCGGTGGGCAGAGGCGACGAAATTGTGGGCCAGGTGGCTGAATCGTGATCAAAGCGTTTATTTTGACCATGTTCCTGCAGCAGTGCGTTCTGGTTCCGGATGGGACCGGCAACTTCACCACCACCTGCCCGACGTCGAAAACCTTTGTCGATCAACCGAATAACGACATGCACCCGGTGTCGACCAATCCAGGCATCGGTCACGCGCAGTGTTTGCCCGAAGTGCTGTGGGACCTGGATCGGAACGCCCGGCCGTCGCGGCCGCCCAATACCTTGTTTCCGGGGGATACCGGCTGCGACATCGGCGCCTATCAGTACGTGGGAACACCGGGGACAACGACGGTGACCATCAGCGTTAAGGCTGTGATTTCAATCCGGTAGCGTCATGAATTGCCCAACCTGTGGAATAGAATTTATATATTCCGACTGCGTGGACTCACCAGGCGCCACGCCGGGGGAAGGCGACGGGGGAATGTGCGGCAAGTGTGGCCAGTGGTGGACGATCACCTTCGGCGAAGTGGTTGTCTATGAGCCCAGCGTCGAGGAGTTGGAACTGGTTCTGGCCACCTGGGACGAATCCGTTCAACGATTTCAAGAATTCAAAAGGAGATTTGTCAATTGAGAGAAATTACCGATCACATCGTGCCGGGCGACGCCATGAAGCATTTGGTGAAGATCCACGTACTCGACGATCCCGGCGCCGGCGGCGCGCACCACCTGTACCGGATTGCCTTCACGAACAAAGACGGGGAAGAAGAACAGCGCCTCGTGTCGTTTCAGAACGGCCCGATCAAAGAGGCCGGCGTCAACGGTGTGCCAGGGGAAGCGCATATCGCGATCGAAATCGATCGGCTGCGCTGTTTCCAGGCCGGACCGTTTGCGTGCCGGGAAAATGCGCTCGCGCTGACAAAATTGGAGGAAGCGCTAATGTGGCTGCAGCGCCGGACCATCGCCAGGATCAAACGCGGAGTCGAAGGCACGCACGAGAAATAACAGGAGGGGTGGCGCGAAGCGCCGGGGTGGTCGAATTGGCAAAGACAGCGGGACCGGTACCCGCCGGAGGAACGTTGTGCCGCGCGGCACGTAAAACGATCCGCCATTGAAGGTTCGAATCCTTCCCCCGGCATTGGAGGCAATATGCCATTTGAAAAGATCGGACCGGACGAATACAAAGGGCCCAGTGGGAAGACCTTCAACCAGAAGCAGGTGAAGCTGGCGTATGCTACCGACAATTTCACCAACATGGGGAAGGCCAAACGGCTGGGGAAGAAAATCACCGCAACGAAACGGTAGGAGGGGCAATGCCGACGGATGCTTGGGATTTTGGGAAACGGGAGTACAAGTGCGAGGGATGTTCCTTCGCTTCGAGTAACCGCAAGGAAGTGAAAAAGCACATCTACGCCATGCGGAAGGATCGCAACAAGTCTGATAAACGAAACCACCGATAGGAGAACACATGAAACCAGTCGATCACCTTGGGCGCCGGGACACCACCACCAACGAAGAGTTACTTTACACGCTGGCAGAATTCGAGAAGCGCTACCGGCCGAACGGAAGACGCGAGGGACCGCCATCCCGCTACGACACATCTCGTATGTACAATGCGGTTCGCCCTGTCCTTGTCGCCGCGCTGCCGCAAATTGCGAAAACGCCACACACCGGTGCGCGGATGGTTCCCGTGATCATGGCGTTGATCGACATGATGGACAAGCAATCGCCGTTTTTCTACGGCCATGAGTACGGCACCAGCCCCTATTTGCCGGATGAGGAAACGAAAGCCAAAGTGCTGGCTGAGCGCAAAGAGTTGCACAAGAAAGCGAAGCAGAAGAAAGCGCATGTGCCGAAGATCCTGGGCGACGAGCCTCCGCCGGATCCGGAAACAGAGCCCGACAACGATGCCGACGATTTTGCAATCTGCGATATCAACGGCAGCGGTTACTGGGATATGACCGGGGACTGATATGCCGCGCCGTGGAAACATCCCATTCGCGAAAACCAGCACTCGAGTCAGCTCTGAGCTGCGCGACGCGATCCACAAACACATTCCGGACGATGAATGGGTAGACCTCGTGAACTCGATACCGCGTGTGGTGTTCGGTGTCGACGCTGCCCATGATTCGGATTACACGGTGGTCTTTGGAACGGTCGACGGTATCGTCTTCGAAAATTTGGCAGAGATCAAATCGAAGCCACCGATGCGCAACGTCACGCCACCGAAGCCGAAACTGTTAAAGAAGTCCAACGAGCCATGAAACACATCGCGAATCCAGTTGAAGTCGATGCCGCCTACATCGTTGACGCCGCTCCTGACGGACGAGGCGGCTGGCATCTGAAAATCGATTTCGGCAATGAAGACATCCGATCCGCCCATGCAACCGCGGCAATGTGCAGCCGATATTCTCCGACGCTGGGCGATTATTGGGTTGTTCAAGAGGACGGCTATGCCTACGTGAATCCCAAGGAAGTCTTCGAGCGAAAATATTCTAAAAAAGGAGTCCAATGAGTAACGAAGTGTCAGTCGCAGAGCCCCTGTCCGGTTCCGAAATCGTCGAGTCTGTTTGTGCGCGAGTACGTGAGCAGCTTCGCCGCGATTGCTTTCTGTCCCCGAATTCCGCCTACGAATATTTCACCGGCGAGATTCATATCAAGATCAAGGCGATCGACGTCGGCCGCGAAGCCGATGTCGAGAAAACCGTTGTTGTCACTTTAGGCACTGTGCCGGCGGTCGATGATCCGCGCGTTTCAGCAGAGCATTCCGAAGAGGAGATCCCGCGCGCTGCGCCCAATGTGGTGCGCCGTGAAGCCGGCTTGTCTGTTCCGGTGCAAACCGAAGACGGTACCGGCAAAGTCGAGTCCCGGCGTGTGAAATACGCGAAGCCGGGCGAAGAGAAGGCACAGAAGTGAACGCGACGACTACGGCACTGCTAAAACAGTTCAACACGTTTGGTTTTCATCTGGCCGCCGTGGCCGCGTTATCGGCAGCCAGGAAAACCAAGTCGATGATATCGGTGCCGCGGCCGTCCCGGTGCACGAAGGCCTGCAAACGATAAATGCAAATGACGATCGCTGAAGAAGCAAAGAAGCTTTTAATGCTTCATCCCCAACACCACCACTTCGAACTGGTACCGGATCCTTGGGACTACAGGATCCTGGGCCAGATCCATCCCAACGTGCGCCAGGCCTTTGTCGAGCATCGCGTGCATCAGGGCATCGGCGATGCGGCGATTCACGGGGGGATGGATGTCATGACAGTCTGGTTTTCGTTCGATGAGCACGGCGCCATGCTCCAGGAATGGGGACTCGAGGAACCGTCATCGATCGCCAGGAGACACAAATGGCCAAGACTCGGCGCATAAAAGCATTCGAATTCACTCCCGCGGCGATCGTCGATCTGATTACCGGCGTCACTCAATTCGTTCCGCTGCCCGAAGGTGTCGAAGTCATCCGCTACGCCGTGAAGTGGGAAACCAATTCCGCGATTCTGTTCCTCACGCATGAGGACTGGCCGGAAGTGGATCCCGGCACCGTCATCGAACTCTCAAACATCTGGATGGAGCGCCGGACATGACACCGGAACAGGAAGAGCGCATCGTTTGCGCGTTTGAACGAATCTCGGAAGCCTTCGACTTCATGGCCGGCACGATCGAAGCGATGGAACAGCGCCAGGCGCGCGAATTCTCATTGCGCTATCCTTCGAAACGTCAGCCGGAGCCGGCGACAGTCAGCCACGTGAAAACATCGGAGGAAAATCTACGTGAAAACCAAGGCCAAACCGGCGAAAAAAACCTCAGAGACTGGTCAACCCTCGATGACGATGAAGGTTTCACGGGGCCGCGGGAGGCCGCGTGGCTCAAAGTCCACCCCAACGAAAACAAAAAAACGTAACTTCAGTCCCCAGTTTCTGGAAGCAGTTCTCTACAAACACGACATCAGCTGGGATGCTGTACGCAAATCCCCCCAGATCACGCCGATCCTTGCAGAGTCGGAAGGCGGCCTGCAGGCTGTTGTCGACGCGATGCGCTTCTCTGCGGATCCGGATATCATCAAATTCCTGCGAATCTACGATGTCGCCACCAATACCGATCAAGAGTGCGTGCCGTGGGAAGCCTGGGCGATCAAAGCAGGCCTGGATATTCATAATTTGTTGGGATCGATAGTGATTGCGCTGCGTCAGCATTCGGTAAATCTCGTGAAAGTGCTCGCCATCACCGGGCATCCGGCAACCACTCGAGCCCGAATCAAAAACGCGCTGACACCGCGGGGCTACAAGGATCGCGATGCGATCGACACGGCGCTGGGTTTGCTTCCGCAACAGAAGGGGACTACATTCATCGGGAAAATATTCGCCGGCACGGCCACTCCGGAAGAGGAGAAAGCGCCCAGCCGGCCCGACGAGCCCGATGTGGACGATTTGTTTCCGGATCTGTCGGAAACTCAATTCATGATCACCGACGGTAAGTGAATAAATGAATAGACGAGGATTTTTCTCAATACTGGCCGGCGCCGCGGCCGCGCTGACTCTGGATCCGGAAAAACTGTTGTGGGTTCCGGGTGAGAAAAAGATTTTCCTTCCTTCGCATTATGAGTACTCCTCGATGATGGCAGAAATCGATCGGATCACGTTGGAGCGCTTTCGGCCAGCGTTCTTGCAATGGTGGGCTGGTCTGGACAGTCCCCTGATGAAGAGACTCCGAGAACGGGAAATGTGTACGCCAAACGAATAATCCAGCAGAAGCTGGACAAATACGAAAAGGCGCTGGGCTGGTCGCCGGTCTACCACACGATCGATCAGATTCGAGAATTCAAAGAGTACGTCGCGAAAATCACCACGATCGAAAGCAATTCCCGAAATTCCTACGTCCGGCTCACCAAACGACTTTCCGACGACAAGCAAAAGACCCTGCGCATGTGGATCCAGAACGAACAGATCCTCTGCAGCATCGATGCTCATTACTGGCTGACGCGATACGCCTTCATCTGCGATGAGAAGGGCGACATTTTCCAATTCAATTCGCGCGTTTCGCAGGAAATCTTCTTTGCGCTGGTGGCCCATTTCGAAGATCTTGAAGTGGCGATCGAGATTTTCATTTTGAAGGCGCGCCAGGTCGGGATCTCCACAATGACCGCGCTCTTGTTTCTCCATCGCATGATGTACATCCCGAACACTCAGGCGGTCATGGCATCGGTTCAGCAGGACAAATCCGAATTGATCGGCCGCATCATCCAGGTCTGCTACAAACGCTGTCCGTGGTGGGCGGTGCCGCGGCAAACCGTCGATCGCATCGGGAAAATGGGATTCGCCAACGATTCAATCCTCTCGATTCAGTCCGGTATGCAGGCTACCGGCATTGCGCAAGGATGGACGCCGACGCTGATTCACGTCTCAGAACTGGCGGACATTCCAAATCCGAAAAAAACAATTGAGGAAGGCCTGTTGCCGGCGACGCACTCTTCGCGAAAGCTGTTCCAGGTGTTCGAAGGAACCGGAGGCGGATCTACCGGCTGGCAGGCCGACTTCTGGCGATCGTCGAAGGAAGGTTTTCCGATCGGACAATCGCGTTTCTGTCCGCTGTTCATCCCGTGGGCTCTTGCGACCGATCTTTATCCGGAAGCCGACTGGATTAAGAAGTTTCCAATCCCGCACGACTGGACTCCGATGAAGGAAACCCGAAAACACGTTCTGCGAATGGAACTCTACATTCGCAACACTCCGTTTTTATCCCAAGTGGCCGGAACAAACTGGTCAATGCCGCGGCAGCAACAGTGGTTTTGGGAATTTAACTACAGAGAAGCGGTCAAAAAGCACACTGAACGGACCTGGGCGTCTCAAATGCCGGCGGACGATAACGAAGCGCTGACAGGCAAAAACGACATCATTTTCGCGCCTGAAGTGATCGAAATCCAGCGATCCGTGCGCCAGCGTACCTATCAGTGCTATGCCGTGATCGGAAAGTCGATCGATGACGGCTTCGAACCGGATCCCAACGAAGTCGATTACGACCAGGAGCGCATCGAGATTCACTGGACGTCGCACCGCGAGGAAGAATTCGACTGGATCCTTGTTCCGCTGTTGCCGCTGACTCCGGAACAGGAGCGCGAAGAGACCATGTCGCTCGATCGACTTTATGTTTTCGAAGAGCCGAAGGCCGGCCGCGATTACTCGATCGGAATTGACACCGCCGACGGCTTAAACAAGCCGGATGAAGATCGCACGATCATCAATGTGACTCTGAGCGCGAAAGGAAACTTCCCAGACGTGCAAGTAGCGGAATTGGCCAGCTTGCGAATCAATTCTCCCCAGGCTGTAGGCTTCGCTGCGGCTCTGGGCGCCTGGTATGGACAGAAATGCCGCGATGAACGCGGCGCGAAATTCTGTATTGAGCAACGCGAGCGGCCGGGTGACGACTGCCAGCATCAGCTGAAGATGATGGGCTTTCTGTTTCACCACGAGATGATTCGTTACGACGACAAGAAAGTAAAGGAAACCAATTCCAACAAACAGGGATGGTATTCCAACGCCTGGTCGCGTCCCTTCATCATGAATCGATTTGTCGACGCGGTGAACAACGGCTGGTATAAAGCAAACAGCCAGTGGCTGATTCAGGAGCTGGAAAACCTTGAAAGAAAAATCACCGCGGCCGGAAAAACAAAAATCGAACACCAGTCCGGGAAGCACGATGATCGCGTGCTGGCTGCCGCTTTGGCTTACATCACTCGACACCACATGGATGTTTTGGCAGAGCGCTCTGAGAAAAAGTATCAGCTCCGGCGGGGAAACATTCCCGCCTTCAACGCCGAATATGCGAATATTGCCGCCATGAGCGTGGGGGATTGAATGAAAGAAGCCGGCGAAGTCTTTTTCGTGCTGCCGCCAAATTTCAAGTTTCATGGTCCACAGGATGTCAAATGTCTGAAGTGCGGAAACCCGCTCAATGATGCCTGGCTTTGCGCTGACTGCGGAGTCGATCAGCATGGGCGAAAATGGCCGCCTGAGCCAATGTTCCATTGTGAGCTGAAGGGAATCGAGTAGTGCCTGAACTCTGGTTACCAAAACATCTGCGGCAGGCGCAGAAGCGAATCGCTGTCGTGTTCTACCAGAATCCCAAGACCCAACACATCATCGTCGGATTCCCCGAACAATTTCCGATTCCTCCGGCCTGGGCAAAAATTGGCTATGTCAAATACGTCTGCCGATCGGCCAATGAAGTCGATCAGTGGGATAAAAAGCTGCGCGACCAGGAACGTCGCGAGAACGAAATGACCGATGAGCAGCGCGAAGCCATTGAAGGCCCGGTGCGTCAATACGTGAGACAGGAACTGATTCACAAAATGATGAACTCGCGCAATCCGATCAATCGAGAATTCTGCCGGCATGCTTTAGAGAAGATCGACGCCGACGAAGCTCGCAAAAAAATGAAACGTGAATCCTTCATGCACATCGTTGGATTTGAGGACGGCAAGTGAGTTTCACCTACGAAGATTGCACGATGCTGATGTGTCCAGGATGCAAAACCGGGCGTCTATCCGATGACGGCCACGATGGCAACGTATTGGTAAAGGCACCAGACGGCCGGCTAGGAATCTGGTACAAAACCTTTTTCGAGGGGAACTGGAGTCCGACTCCGCCGGGATGCTACAGCTGCGGAAGCTTCTTCACACTCCCGGATTTGATCCAGGTTCCTTTCGGCGCGCGCCAATGGATCAACGATAAAGGCGAAACCAGCGACGAGTCGCTGAGAACTCCAACCGGTGGTTATTACACGCGACGGACCTTCGTCGTCGATGTTGAGGCCAGAAAATGAGCGTCGTACTTTACCGTTCCGATGCGCCCACCACCAAATGGCAGGTGCCACCGTTTGAAGATTCGATGACGCACTGCGTCGGCTACGTCGAAGAGGCGATCCAGGAAGGCGAAGGATACATATCCGGCCAGACCTCCTACAAAAATCTCGCCAAGAACATGAAGATCTTCGATGGGATCTTCAACGACAACGCACGCTCGACCATGAACACGAATTTTCTGAGATACAACATTCGGAAATTTGTGGAAACGATTTCAGACGTCCGGGAAATCGGAACGGTCGGATCCGACGCGGCACAGTATAAGCAATTTGCAGAAATCACCAACAAGCTGATGAACTGCATTTATACAGAGTCGCAATTTCCGCGATCGCTGCGCAAAGCTTTGCAGTGGGCCGCGGTCACCGGCGTGGGATACCTGTGGCCGAAGTGTAAGACTGAGGATTACGGCTATGGCGAACGCAAGATCATTTTCGAGCCACTTGGCTTACTCGACGTGCTTCCCGTGCAAGTGCCGTCGACCAATGATATTCAGGAATCCTACGCGGTCACCATATACGAATACATGCCGATCGCCGAAGCGCACGCGCGTTTCCCGCTGTACCAGGCCTCACTGGTACCGGTGAATCAATGCACATACCCTTCGCGCCTCACTGCCAAACGCCTGGACTGGGCAGAGAAATTCCGTTACGGGGACAACACGACGCGCAATTGGGGAAACCTGTATTGCGAAGTACGGTACACCTTCATCCGCGATCTGCGAATCAACACCACCGGCCACGAGCTTCCCATGGGCGATCCCAGCACCAGCTGGTTTTACAAAGTGCCTTCACTGGGACAGGACATCTTCGGCGGCATTCAAAACAATCAGCCGACAATGCGCAAAGCCACGATGATGGACTGCCGCGTATACCCGAACCTGCGCTGCATTATCACGAATCCAGGACTGAAGCGGCCGATGTATGACGGACCCGCGTTTGACTGGCACGGGAAAATGCCGGCGGTGCAATACGTCGTCGACGACTGGCCATGGGAAGCACTCGGATTGTCGCTTGTGGAATCGGTAGGATCGATCGAGCAAACCAAGCGAAAGCATGAGCGTTCGATGGATCAGATTCTGACCACGCGTGGCGATCCGCCCATGGGCTACGATCGTACGTCGACCGGCGGACCGAAGGTGGAAAACTTCGACCTGTTCGAACGCAAAACGCGTATGGGCGGAGACGGCCGGCCGAAGGATACGTTTCAATCTCTCCTGCCCGACGAAGTCCAGGTCACCGACACGAACTACAAATTCCTCGATTACATTCGCCACTGCGAGGAAGAGCAGCTGGGCATTAATGATTTGGGAAACCTGATGGCATCGAAGATGAATCTCGATGCGGACTCGATCGACAAAATGCTGGAAAGCGTCGGGCCGATCGCAAAGGGCATTGCCACGAGCCTGGAAGGTGGAAACGCGAAGATCGCGAACATGATGAAATTCATGATCCCGCAATGGATGGACACCAAGCGGATCATCGAATACATCGGACCGGACCGGATCAACACGATCATCGAAGACTTTGATCCGGCATCGATGGTTCCTTCGCACAACATCGACGAATATATCAACGGCGAACTGCCGTTCACGATCATCGATGACGTCGCGATCATGACAGACAGCAAGTACGACAAGATGACGCGCGCGCGAAACTTTGCGAAAAACCTGCGTCTGATTTCTGTTCCGTCGACGTTGCTGAAAATCACACAGGCGCAAGAGCAGCTGAAATATCTACAGCTCTACCGCGGCGATTTCCCCATCAGTCCCCACACGGTTGCAAAGAAACTCGGGATCGATAACTTCGGCGATATTCCCGGCGACACCGAGTTTGAAAAGTGGGTGAACTGGAAGAAAATCCAGATCGCTCTGATGGCGCAAGAGCGCGAACTTGCAGCCAACCTGGGACTGATGCCAACGAATCCCGATAATTCAGCCGGTGGCGATGGCGGTGGTGGGACCGAAAGTCCCGGAGGCGGATCCGGAGCACCACCACAGGGCGGAGGGCAGAAACCGCCCGGCCAGGATAACCACCACGCCGGCGGCCGCCCACCGTCTGGAAAAGAACCGCCGAAGATCGTCATGAAGGGAAAGCACGACGGAAAACCTAGAACCACAATTGTGGAGTCGAAGTGAAAGCCGAAGACAGCATCGCGCGCCCAAACGAATTCTTCGTGACCGAACAGTCGCTGCCGGCCAACACGCCGGCGGAAGAAATCTTGTCGCGCTTGCGCGATACGCGCATGACGGGACAGCTGACGTATCACTTCGTCGAAGGTGGCATCCGAAATATCATGCTCACGCGGAAGACAAAAGTTTCGTCCCTTCGTGAGAACAAAACGCGAATTTATTCAAGGCGAACGTAAAATTAAATTGACAGCAGGAATCCGTTTGCCGTAAACGTTGTTGCGTCACGAGATTCCACGTGCCCCTTGTCTCCTTAGAAGGGACTCACCGATGGCCTCGCATTTAGCGGGGCCATTTGTTTTGGTCCCAAGGAGAAAAGATGGCGACAAAGATCATTTCCGGAAAAGCAACGAATATGGGCAAGTTTGGCAAGCCGAAAGCTGCCAAGGGTGCCGCTGCAGCCAAGAACACCACAGGATTCAAAAAGTAAGTGTCTTCCCCGACGCCACCGCCGATGGGGGGAGCGCCACCCGCGCAGGCTCAACAGCCTCAGCCGGGAGCGCCACCTTCGCAGGCGCCGGCGAATCCCATCCAGATCATGCTCGCGCAGATGTTCCAGGTTTGTAAAAAACTCTCCATGGAAAATCCCGTTGTTGCCGCTGGAATGGAAAAGGCTGCCGAAGGTATCCAAGAGGCCCAGACCGCGATGCTGACCCAAGCTCCGCAACCCGGACCGGAGCAAAGTCCACCCCTCTAAGGAGAATTCACCATGGCAACAGTCGCAGAAGTATTAAAAGCATCCGGTTATACAGACGCCGAAATTTCCGCGCTCGACGCGAGAATTATTTCTGGCGTCACGCAGGTTTTGTCCACGGCCGAACAGGCGGAAAAAAGCGCGCGCGAAGCACGCGACCAGGCCGAACTGGCCGATCGCGCACAGAAAGATCTGTACGCAAACAAAATTGTCCCAGCGTTAAACGACTGGGGAAGTGAAAAAGCCACTCTCGAGGCGCAAGTCGCCTTCTACAAAACTCAGGCCGAATCGGCCAAAGGTGCAGGCTTCATCCCGAAAGACGCTCCCGGATACGTTCCTCCGGCCAACCAACCTGGTCGAAATGCCGACGGAACCTACGTCGCAAACGCCGGTGGCGTGCCCGGCTCGCCAGCCTTCATGACCAAAGCGGAAGCGATTTCCGCGGTGAGCAACGCGACTTTCGTCATGAACGAGCACTTCCGCCTGTACGGCACACCGCTGCCAGACGATGTTGAAACTCTGGTGAACGAAGCCGGCGCTCAGCGCCTGGACTTCCGACAATATGCCGCGAAGAAATACAACTTCGAAGGCAAGAAAGCCGAAATCGCTGCGGCGCGCGAGAAAGAATCGCGCGACAAACTTGTCGCCGACACCATCGCAGAGCGCGATAAATGGCACGCCGAACGACAAGGCAGCAATCCGAATCTACGACCGGGGGAACAGTCTCATTTCTCAGAATTGAGGAAGGGGATTGACAGCAAAGCGATCAAGGATCCGCTGTTGATGAGCAAAGAAGAGCGCCACAACGCAACAGCAGCGCTCATTCATAAGGACATGGTAGAAAACGCAGCTGCGGCTGTGCACTAAAGCTGAAGGAGATCCACGATGCCGAACGATCCACTTTATAACGAGATAGACGCAACGAATCTGGAGTCGGTCCGGAAGAATGTCGTCTTTCAGAACCTGTTTGTCGACACGCCGTTTCAGGCGAAGTTGCGCAGGGCCGGTGTCTGGGATCCATTCCTGGGCGGTTCCGGGATGATGGAAGGGTTTATCTACGGCCGGCCGCAAGGCGCCGCAGTTTCTCCCGGCCAGACGGTAACCGTCACGCGCCAGCAGCAGAACACGGGTATGAAATTCGTGCCGAAAGCCTACGTGTCCTGGAATCCGTTGGACGATTGGGAGCTGGACGACGGATCCGGGACCGGAGGCGTTATCAATTCTGGTCCGGCGATGATCGCCAACCAGTACCAGATCCTGATGGAAAACATGGTGGAAATGATCAACACCATGATCGAGATGGATTCATTCCGTCACGGGCAGGCTTCTGGTACCGGTATTGTCGATAACCGGATCCTCAACAGCAACGGACTCTCTGAGGCGTTGAACAACGGTGTGGATCCGTCATGGGATGGAAACTACTTCACCACGTACGGTTCTGCGACTCGCAACGGTGTGATCGGCAAGGCTCTAAATAGCGTGCCGCTCTATCTGGGAACCGCGGCCGGCGCCACCGGACAGATTGACTTCAATGCGCTGATGCGCATGTGGGCTCAATGTACGGTAACTGGCGGAAAGCCGGATCTGGGAATCACCAACGTTCTCGGATTCGTCGCGATCGCCAACGCGCTTGACGCCCAACGGCGCGATGTGTCCAACAAAAACCACGACATTCAGTGGGACGGCTTGAACTTCAACAGCGTGGATATCTACGCCGATCCGCTGTCGCCTTCCGCTCTGGCCGGCAACTTCCTTGCGCTGGCACCTGCAGGCGGCACTGCACTGAATAACAGCTTGGTCGATGGCGCAGGCCAGTCGACACAGACCGGTTCGTTTCTGACTCCGACATTTGCCGGCGTCGCCACTGGAGCGGCTTCCTTGACCGGATCGAACGTCCCTTCGAACACAACCATCACCGTGGGCGAAGTGCTGTTCTTCCTCGAGGCGGCAAGCTTCAAGATCCGCCCGACCAATAAGAAGGGCTGGAACTACGGTTTGCGTCGCTCGCCGATGCCCAACAACGTCAGCATGGACGCCCTGTTTATGCGACTGGGCACGAATCTTTACAACGTGATGCCGCGTCACAATTGCCAGGCGTACGGCTTCAGCGCATAAAGGAGAACGACATTGCCACTTCAACAGATTCTTCCAAACTGGCTCGCTCTGAACGCCTGCAATGACACGTCTCCGACGGGCCTTACCGATCCTCGCACCGGCATCGCTTACTATGCCGGTGGTCTGAACCTGGGCGACTATTTCGATCTGACCGAAGCGGAAGCGGCCTCGCTGTCGTACACGACATTGCCGGCTGTAGTCCTTCACGCAGGTCGATATCGCCGGATCCAGGTCGACTCGGGCGCGACAGCCTCCAATGTCAAAACCGGCACGATCGGTTTGATGGGCGCTGGCCAGCAGCCGCAACTGAACCGTGTCACCAGCTACGATAAGGGCATCATCGGCGCCCACGTGGTGGTGTTCCTGAACGCGATCACTCCCGGAAACTTCGGGTTTGTTCAGGAAATGGGAATCGCCAGCTGCCTGTGCGGCGCGACGTTGACCAAAACGACACCGGCGACCGGCGACGTGCTGACTTACACGACCCTTGGTGTGGTTCAGGACACAACCGCCCAAACGATCGATCCGGCAAACCTCGGCGTGGCGCTTTCGGCACCGAGCCCGAACACGCTGTGCTTGACGATGCTGGATCTCCCGGCGCAACAGGGATAAAGGAGTCGCATGAACCTTGTAATGTACAAAGGCTATCCCGACAAGGTCGGGCGCCGGCAGATCTTTGCGGGATCCGGCGTGGGCCCAACATCCTACAGCCAGACAACGGGGGATCCGATCACGGTCCCCCAGTTCCAGAACTACATCGATGCGGTGCACATGTCGCAGTCGGTGAGCGGAACCTACTACGCGAGGGTACAGCCTTCTGGAGCTGGGCCACGCCAGACCTGGAAGGCCAAGTACTATGTGGTGGCGACCAACGCCGAAGTGGCAAACGCCGTGAATCTGTCAGCAGAAACGTTCATCGTCAGTGGATTTGGCGGGACATACTAGCCAATCAAGCGGATACAGCGGTTTCGAAAGAGCGTCCGTCCGGCAGCGAAAATCGGACGGGCGCTTTTTTCGTTTTAGGAGGCAAGATGGCGAAGAAATTCATCCAGGAAGCGACCGAAGAGATGAAGGAAAAGGGCACTCTGGGAAGCTTCGGCAAGGCCACGGCAAAGAAGATTTCCGCCGGTAAGAAAAAGGGCGGAGTCATGGCGAAAAAAGCAGTTTTCGCCGAAAACATGAAAAAGATCGCAGCAAAGAGGAGCGGGAAGTAAGTGCCCTTTTCCAACATGGCGTTTGGTCTGACCGGCGAGATTCCAGGAATGGAGTTTCCCAAGGCGCAATCGATCATTAATGAGGCGCTGGGCCACGTTTACGATCAGTTAATCTGGTCCTTCCAATTCAAGGAAGCCGGCTGGTTTACGCCGGGACTCCAGTTCGCCTCTCCGACCAATACCGCCAGCGCCGGAACAATCACCGCGACGCGCTTCTCTGCCCAGGTTGTCGGCGACGCGACGGCCGCGGCACTGTGGGTTGCCTATCAGGTTGCCGGCACGATGCCGCTTCTGACGCAGTACCAGATCCGGAGTCCCTACTACTCGCTCTACAACATCATCGCGTTTGATGGCGTGAATACCTTCACGCTCGATCGAGTGTGGATGGAGCCGGACGGCGCCGGCTTGACCTACATGGTCTATCAGGCCTATTTCCCGGTACCGGTGTCGGATTTCAAACGGTTCCTCGAGATCCGGGACACGACAAACGCGGCGCCGATCGACTTCTGGTCGCTGAGCCGGGTGGATCTGGCGCTTCGGGATCCGCAGCGGACCGTATTCAACCAGCCAGGATATTGCGTCCCTTACGAAACCGACGGGCGAACCGGTAGCGCGACACTGGGAAACATGTTGTATGAACTCTGGGGCCATCCATTGAGCGAGCTTCCCTACACCTTCAGCTATCTGCGCCGGGGTCCACTTTTGGCGCTTCCGACAGACACGGTTCCCTATCCGTTGACCGAAGACCTGGTCATGTGGCGCGCAAAGGAAGTCGGCTATCAATGGAAGGAAGCGCAGAAGGGCGACGGCGTGGCGCGCGGATCCGGAGCAAACTGGTTGATGCTGGCGGATATGGCGAGCAAGCGATTTCTGCGGGAACTGAAGATCGTCGCCGATCGCGATCGCGACATGGTGCAGACCTACTTCAATAGGTTTTTCCGCGGCGCGGCGCTGGGCTATTGGGGACAGCCGTTTGCAACAATCAATGGTGACCTGAACGTAGGTCGATAGAAGGAGAATACTGATGCCGACACCATCGCTTATCATACCGGGCCTGTATCCGGGGGCCGGCCAGGCCAAATTGCTTCACATGAATCAACAGGCCTACCTGTTGCAGAACACGCGAATTACGGCCACTCAGGCCAGTGTCGCAGTCCAGCTGGAACGGACTCCGCACGTCTCCTATTTCTTCGGTGCGGCCATTCAGGTGCTGTTTTCTGGAGCTCCAGGAGCATTCGAAATCGACGTCGAGGCTTCGGAAGACGATCAGGATGCGACCTACATTTCGATCGTCACCATCGTGGCAGTCAATGCTCTTAACGCCGGCCGGGCTTCGGTCGGATTCACCTATCCGAAATTTATTCGTGCGCGCGTGGTTACGTTGACCAACGACGTTCTGACGACGCTTTTGGTCACAAGGTAGTGTGTAGTTTGGGAAAATCAACCAGCAGGATGCTCACTCAGGGAAGGGACAAAATTGACTTTAGAACAGGGGTTGGAAATCGCCGGTTTTTCAATCGTGCTGGTGACCAACATCGTGGGCATCGTCGCTCTCTTCACAACGACAAGGAACAAATTGTCGTTTCTGACGGATCTATTCAAAGCATCCGTCGTCGAGGGGAAAGCGCAGGTTCTTCGGTGCGATGGCCTACACCAGCGCCATTTTGATCACTCGGCAAACACGGGAATCCACCAGGAATCGATGAGCAAGGACATGTTGTCGCTTCATTTTTCGAATATGCAGGCTGATATCAAAACGTTGGGCGAACAATTCGCGGCGCACTCGAAACAGGACATGGAAATCTTCCAAAGTGTGAACGACAACCTGCAGAAGATTCGCGATCGGATGCCGCCCACCAATGGAGTAATCGCTTAAGGAGAAACTATGCCACTACTTGCGATCGTGATCACGCTGATTGTCGTCGGGGTTCTTCTCTGGCTGGTGAACAGCTTCATCCCGATGGACGGGAAGATAAAACAGGTTTTAAACGCCGTGGTGTTGATCGTCGTTGTGATCTGGCTTCTGCAGGTATTCGGAGTGATCGGCTACCTTTCGAACGTTTCTGTTCCGCACAGATAAATGAGGAGGGGTTATGTAGCGGGGAAAAAATCGGCCGGGCATGGGATCCCGGCCGACGAGCTTTCACTAATGAGAAACCATCCGACTCGCGAACCATAGCACACCATGGCGTATTCCTACATCACTTTAGGGCAGGCAAAGACGGCACTGGCCCAACGTCTCACCGATCCGACCAAACAGTTCTGGGGAGACACCGAACTGGGCGCCTACATCAGTGAAGCGCTGCAGAGTTTCAACGCGTTTGCGAACTACTATCGCCAGGAATTCACCTTCAACAGCGTCGCCAACGCCACCTGGTACGACTTGACGAATTTCGCGCTGTTCCCCAATACGCTGCGGCCGTTGAATGAAACCGATCTGACCTTGATCAACATGATCGAGTATCACTTCCTGGAACCGCTGACGACGACCTATCCGCTGGTCTGGTCCGGATCGCTGCAATTCAGTCTCACCGATGTCCTCAATGCTCTCCAGCAAACCCGCGACGAAGTGCTTTCCGAGACCGGATGTACGCTCACTGAAAGCCTGGTAGCAGCACTGGCCGGCCGTACTTTCCTGAACGATCGTGTGCTGGATGCGCGGCGTGTGGTTTGGCTTCCGACTTCGGGTTTCGGATATTCGGCAAACATGCTGGTCCCGTCGGATCTGTGGGCCCAACAGTCGTTTGAAGCCGGCTTCCCGCAGCTGGCGCCGGGAATACCACAAACGTGGCGTCGATCGACCGAACCTCCCCTCGGCTTCGATGTCGACGTTCAGCCGATCGTGCCAGGCCAGTACGATCTGTTGACCGTGAATGCCGGATCGGATCTGTCGGCGACGGCTGCGAGCGTTCTTCGTATTCCGAACGACTGGTGCTTCGTGGCCAAGTGGGGAGCTCTGGCGCAGCTTCTGGGACGTGACAGCGTTGCGCAGGACCAATACCGTGCAAAGTACTGCGCTATGCGCTACAAAGAAGGCCTCGCAGGCTTGCGCACGGCGCCGGCTCTCTTGGGCGCGCGGATCAACAATGTGCCTGTATCGATAACTTCGGTCACCGCGGCCGATTACTACAATGCCAATTGGCAGGCTGCGGCGCCAGGCATACCGCTGAATCTCTACTATGCCGGGCTGAACGTGGTGGCTTTGAATCCCACGCCGGTGACGGCACTGAATTCCATAACGGCGAACGTGGTGCGAAACATGATTCTGCCGGCGGCCGATTCGGACTTCCTCCAGGTCGGCCGCGACGACTTCCCGGCCGTGCTCGATGAATCCCAGCACATTGCCATGTTCAAGTGTGGCGGCGCCGAATTCGCGGAAACGTTCCCTTTGCATGGCAACTTTCTGCGACGGTGCACATTGCACAATTCGAAGCTGGGCGCGATGTCTCCATATCTGGAGTTTTTAGACGGCCGCTCGCAGGCCGATAACATGTTGCATCCGACATTTGCAGGTGCGGATCCGGCAACGGTGAAGGGATAGGCATGTACAAGATTCAGGGCTGGGTCGAACAAGGCAATACGCGCATCACGACAAGTGGGCTGAACTCTTCCAACGTCGCGCAGGGATCCTTTCCCGGCTCGCTGGTCTCTGTCTATGCTCATGGCTCTTCGCCGGCGACTCTGGCGGCGATCTTCTCTGACGACAACACCGTTCCGACTCCTTTGGCGAATCCCTTCACGAGCAATGCGGACGGAACATTCGGTTTCTATGCAGCCACCGGCCGCTATGATCTGGTGTTTTCCGGCGGAGCACTCGTCACTCCCTACACGATTTCGGATGTAACCAACGGCGCCGGCGGAGGCGTCGGAGACGTGGTGGGCCCGGTGGGCGCGACTCATTTTGATTTTGCGCAGTTCAGTGGTGTCACTGGAAAAATCATCATGGACAGCGGTTTCTCTCCGCAGAGTTTTGATCGGCCGCTTGGGCCTTTCACTGCCGGGCATGCGATCGTTGTCGACAGTTCCAGCGGAAATGGCCAGGTCTTCACGCGGGACGGCGGTACCGGACTTGCGTCTTTTGTGAGCGGTCCTGGAAGCGCTACCGATGGCAATGTGGCCGTTTTCAACGGTGGCAGTGGGAAGCAGGTGCGCGACGGTGGATCGTTTACTGCGTGGACTACAGTGATCAACGATCCCGGCATTTCTTTGGCGAACTGGACACAGGCAAGCGGATCGTGGTCCGTTGTTTCTTCCGCGTTCCAGGTGAATACGGGTGCGACAACCACAAGATTTCTTAACTGGACACCGCGGATTGCTCAAAGTGCATTGATCTTTGAGGCCGACGTCAATATGTCATCCGCAGGCGGATTCGGGGCTGATAACCGAATCGGTTTCAATCTCAATGCTCAATCCACAGGCGCCGGCGGAATGTTGGCGGTGTTAAGGTCCACCGGAGCGCTGACACCAGCATCGACCGGAACCATTTACACCGAACAGCCGCAAGGTGCCACGGCTGGCGCCGCCGGGCTGACGTTCCTTTTCAACCTGAATCAGTACTATAGGCTGCGGGTGGTGGCGATCGGATCCGTCATGGATATCTACGTTGACGGCGTCTACAAGTACACGCTTTTCAGGAATCCCGCTCCGGCAGGCACGGGAGTCGAACAGGCCTACGTGTTTCTTTACGCCTACAATTGCATCGCCAATTTTAAGAACATCAAGATGTACGCGGTCACGTTGCCGTAATCATTTCGAGGAGGATCCATGGATAGCAAGACAGTCGAAGCAAAACAGGCCGAATCCAAAACCAACAAGGGCACCGATCCCGAAGAACGGGAGATTGAGAAGAATCGGATTGACCTGAAGATTCCGAAGCCGGAAGACTTCAGCAGCGGCTCGAAGCGCCAGGCGCTGTACCGGCTGAACATGAAGAACGCAACGAAGGACGACACGCCGGAGAAGATGCACGAGCGACAGGCGGCTGAAGGGAAAGCGCATCCGTTCGTCTTTAAGAAGGGCGGCCGAGTGAAAAAGGGCGGCATGGCGCTTGTGCACACCGGCGAGAAGGTGCTGACGAAGGCGCAGGCGAAGAAGGACTCTCGCGGAAAGATGGTCTCGTGCAAGAAGTAGATCAGGAGGGCAGCGTGTATAAAGGCGACAGCATGACAACAATATCGAAACCCGGCTCGAGTCTCTTTGGAAATCTGAAGGCCAAGCAGATCAAGGCGGCGCCGGCAAACCGTGGAATCACGCGACGAAAGGGAATCCCGAAGCGATCGATGGGATCCAGCTTTAAAAAGTAGGAGTCAGCATGACGCAAGTGAATACGGATTTCCCTGTACTGGGAACGCCGACGGATGTTCCCTACGACGCGAACAACTTCGGCGCAACACTGTCGATGACCTGGGCTGTCGATCTGGCAGACCAGGTGACCTATCAGTTTATCCAGTCCGGAAGCTTTTTAATGATTTGGCTCCGGATCCTGAATACGACTGTCGGGGGAACCGTCGCCGGCGCAAATATCACGATCAAGCTTCCAAATGGTTTGAAGGCTGCGAAAACATCCGCATTCCCATTCTTGTGCGCGCCAGGCGGTGGCGCCTCGGAAGGCTGCATCATCGCGACGACGGCCGGCAGCAATTTGCTGACGATTCTTCGCTACAACGCAAACTGGGTGTTGGGATCCAACAACACCGATATCAACGGCTGGATCGGATTGATCACTCAGTAACTGAGGCGCAATCGTGACACAGGTAAACACAGACTTTCCTTTCGTGACAGGCCCGGCCAGCGCGATTCAAAATGCGATCGCCGTATATGCGGACACTACCGGGAAGGTGCTCGCCAGCAATGCTGCGGTTGTGGCCACGGCAAAGTCGATGGCGCTGAACGTGACAACCAACAATCCCGGCGCCGATTTCTACATCGGATCCGACACCTTCGTGCTCAGCTGTTTCGATAGCTGCACAGCGAACGGCTTTCAGCTTTTTCGCCGATCGCGAGGAACGCAGGCCGCCAGGACAAACGTCGTCGATACCGATGTCATCGGAAATATCCGCTTCGATGCGTTCAGCGGTACTTCCATGGACACGTGCGCCATTCAGGGCGCCGTCCAGGGAGCCGTGGTGAATGGACAACGGCCGGGATCGGCGTTTCTGTTCTACACCAACATTCCGAACGGGAACGTCACCTTGAACGCTTCGCTGGACAATACCGGCGTCTGGGCGGCGAAAGGATTCGCTATTCAGAGCGGCGCCGCGGGTATCGATGCTTCCATCACGGCCGCAAATTTCGGCGTTAAAACCATCACCGTTTCGAAGGGAATCATCACAGGTTTCGCATAATGGAAAAACCGGTCGAACACTACATTGCCGACTTGGCCGGAAGCTTTCTTCTCCAGGTCGCCGTACTCTCAAAGAAAGTCGACGATCTGGCGGAAACCAACGCGATACTCGTCGAACAGCTGCAGGCCGGCGCGAAGCTTGTCGCCGATGCCGGCGAAGAGATCAAAAGCCTCAACGAACAGATCAAGGCACTCAAAGGAGAATAGTGGGTTTCCAGCGACCAGAAGGCGGTTTCCGGTTCAACTTCGGAGGGATGAAAACCAACACGGCGGCCGACGAAATGCCACCGCACAAATATCCCTATGCCCTGAACGTGCGATCGGTGAAGTCCCTGCAAACCCGGCCGGGCTACGACCTTCTCTTTGCGACCGAAATCGACATCACCGTCACATGCCCACTGCCTTCCGGTGAAGTCGGAATCCCTTACACCGAAGTCTTGACGGTCCTGGGTGGCGTGCCGCCCTATACCTGGACCATTTCGGCAGGATCGCTTCCCAATGGCCTTTCTCTGGCCACCAACGGCACTATCTCTGGAACTCCGACGACGGGACAGACCTCGTCATTTCAAATCCATCTATCCGACGTCAACGGCTCCGCGGTGACGAAGAACTGCAGCATGACGATTACCGCGGCCGTGGCGATCACGAGTGTCTGTCCGTTGCCCGACGGCCAATTCTCACAGGCGTACGATCAACAGCTGACGGCCAGCGGTGGAACCGGCACTCTGGTCTGGTCAATCACTTCCGGCGCGTTGCCCGGCGGTCTTTCGATGGACTCGAGTGGACACATCACCGGCACTGCCACAACACCACAGGTTTCGACATTCACCATTCACGTCGTCGATGCGCTGGGCTCAGCGGACAGCAAATCTTGCCAGATCACGATCAGCGCCGGATGCTTCGACTTCAGCGACAATTTCAACCGTGCCGACGGTCCACTCGGATCCGACTGGTTAGTGACGGTGTTTACCAGCGGAGTCGTGCCACAGGTTATCGGTAACCAGTTCAGCGGTTCGGCAGTCAGCACGGCGGAAGTCGTCAACGCTCCGGCCACCAACACCACCGGTTACGCTCAGTGTGACTGGACTAGCTATAACTCGCTGGATTGGGGTGGTCCCATGGTTCTTCGAGCCGACAGTGGCGTGAACCACAATTGGTACGTCATGACGCCGACGATCACCGTCGTCGGACCCAACTTCGTCGAGCGAATCCAAATAATCAAAAACTTCTCTGGACTTCACACGATCCTGGCTCAGTTCGATATCACACTTGGCCCAGTTTGTTGTCCAGGCGCCGTTCCGGTTACCTGCAGGCTCGAATTTGCTGTATCGGGCGGAAACACGGTTTTGAACGGATACGTAAATGGAGTCCTTCAAATGACGGTAACAGACACCGTCAATGCGCTCACAACCGGAAAGCCCGGTATCTCACTCGATACCACGACAGCGGGAACTCCAAACACCTGGGACAATTTCGTTTGTCATACGTGCCCATAAATTAAACCATGTCAGGAATAACAGACATCCGCGCTTACGCGACACTCGAGACCGACGACAATCCCCGGTTCCTCGCGCGTGATACGGCCAACAAGATCTGGGTGGATAGCGGTGGTTCTGTGGGCCAGCTGTCGGGCAGCTCGCAGGGCGCCTGCATGATCCCCTACCGGCCGAACCAGTCTCCGCAGAGCTGGATGTACATCGCCGGCCAGGAAGACTATAAGAAATACTCCGCGCCCGACATCCTCACCGGCGCCGTGACCGAATACGAAGTGGGCATCGAGGAACAGCAGCAGCCGCCCGACGCCTGTCCGAACCAATTTGAGTACACCGACATTTCTGGCGGCGCCGGCGACTACGCCAACAGCGGAACGGCCGGAGGAGCCAGCAATACCAACCGGATCACCGATACGTGCATTGCCGTTTTGGTGGATCCGGCCGCTTCCACGGTCAGTCCGCACCAAAGGGCCAGCGTCCAAATCACGTCGACGAAAAGCTACAAGGTGGGCCTGCAGCTGATTATCAATTCGACGATTCCCGCTTCTGTTCAAGACGTGTTGCCGGCGATGAACGACGGAACGGCGATCACGATTCAGAACATCTTTTTCTTTTCCGGTACCACCGGCCGGTGCGTGATTGTTCCCACGCAAGGCCCGGTCGCCTACAACTTCCAGACGCCGGGAGTCCAGCCGTCGCTGAATGCAGACACGCCACTGGCAGGCCTGCGCCGCGGATCGATCGTCCAGCTCACCGGAGCGGCCGGTACCGAAAAGCTCTTCGTGCTCAACATTGCGATCGGTCCCACCGGCACGATCTGTTTTGAAGTCATCACGACCAAAGTGTATGTTTCCGGCGATTCGGTGAAGGGAATTCCGGCGATCACATTGAGCGGTCTAACGGCTGCGAACACGGGGCAGACGATCGTTGCCGACGACATCACCTGGACCAATAACACCGGCATCGGCTACCAGGACTTCAACTACGGCGGCACGCGGCCGTTCAATCAGATCGGCGTGGGAAACAACGCCACCACACAGCAATACGACTACGTGGCGCTGTCGATTCTCATCAGCGATCTTACGAAATTCGTGGCGGCGACGTTCATCTTCAACGTCGATTCGACGGTGAACTTCACTCAAAATGCGTTCTTCTTCCAGTTGTTTCCAGAAGATCTGGTGCAAGATCCGACATCGACAACGCTGATGCCTGTCAGCATGTACACGACGGTGCTGGTTCCGATCACGTCTTTTAAACGCCTGGGAAGCGATCTAACCCGCACGCTCACCGATGCCAACGGCTTCCGATACCAGGTCGAATGCACCGGATCAATCACCGTGCGAGCTGGCGGCACCTTCGTCGGAATCGGCGATCAGCCGGACGTCGGCCAAACCGGCTCCGCTTACCGGTATCTGGTTCGATCGAGAAACACGATGACCGGCGCCACATCGAATCCTTCGCCGATCACGCGCTATGGTGTGGGGCCGCGCCGGCAGTCGGTTCACATCACCATGCGGGATTCCAACTCCGATATTCAGGACAACGTCTGGGATGTCTTCCGCGAGGGTGGCACGATCAACTCGTTCCGGTACATCGGCAGCACTCCCAACACCGGCGCCTTGGATTCCTTCACTGACAATTTCTTCGACACCGCGGCCGAAGGTGGATCCCTGATTGAGTACGATAATTTCCAGCCGTGGCCGTCGATCGACCTTCCCTACAATGTGATCCGCGGAGGCGGAAGCGGCATCACGATCACAATCCAAACGATCGGAACCGTCATTCTGGTCACCTACTATTCGGCCAGCGCGTTCACCGATCCGACGCCGGCGACAATTACCCGGTGGCTTCCCGGAACGCTGGTGACGCTCGACGGATTGAATGTCTACACGCTGTGGAATCGGCCGACGCTGATTACCTTGGCGTTTCCGCCGGCAGCGCACTATTTCTGCTACATGTTCCGCATTGTCGAAAATGCCGGCAACACCGCACCGCAAACGCTGGATATCAACGAGCCCAATGTGGCCGAACAGATCCTGCCTTACCTGTTCGGTCCGGATGCGGAGGGAACGGTGTTCGGCTGCGGCGATCCGCTACGGCCGGGCAACGTGTATTTCTGCAAGTCCTTCACGCCGGATTCGGCGCCGGACAAATACAACCAGGAACTGGTCCAGCCGGCCGAACCACTCATGGGCGGCGACGTGATCAACGGACTGGCACTGGTGGCCAGCACAGAGCGCTGGTGGGCGCTGTATCCCAACTTCGGAAGCGGGAATCGATATCAGGCAGTCGAAGCGCCGGTGAAGCGCGGTCTCGTCGCGCCTTACGCGCACGCCTGCGACAAGCAGCAGATCTACTTCTGGGCCAAGGATGGAATCTGGAGCACTTTGGGCCAAAGCCTCACAACAGGCGACTTGCACAACCTGTTTCCGCACGAGGGCGTCAAGGGCAGGGACTACACCTACGGCGGCAAAACCGTCTATGCACCGGATTACAAATACGCCAGCGCCTTCCGGCTCTGCTACAAGAATTTCTATCTGTATGCGGACTATCGTGATTCGGAGGGACGTGCCCGAACTCTAGTCTGTGACCTTCGGGATCCGGCAAATCCGGCCTGGTGCGTCGACGAATACGCGGATCCGATCACGGTGCATTACGCGATAGAACAGCAGGCTGGTCCGTTGCTCACGCCGGGAACCATTTACGAAGCCGTCGTTATGGGGGACGGCAATGGCCTGATTCACGTTCAGCGAGATCTGGCTAACGATCACGGCACGCCGATCGACGCGGCCGTCGCCACGCAGGAATTCAACGGCGGAGACATGCGCGGCAATGAACTGTTCAACGACCAGTTCCTGGATCTGATTCCGGCGGCGATCGCCGGCGTCAACGCGACGATCCTCACGAACGGCACCGCTGTTCAAGCCGTGGTGAATATTCCAACAAATACGGCACGCATTCACACCAATGTGCCGATCGGCCTGGAGCTTTCTTACATGGGAGTACTCCTGGAATGGACCGATGATTTCGACACGCAAAATGTCGCCACACTCTTGCGTGGCTGGCAGCCGATGTTCCAGTCCGTTCCGTTATCGGTTTTCCTTTGGAAGAATCAAGGCACCGGCTTCAACATTCCCGGATACAAACACATTCCTCGGATCCTGTTTGCTTACAAGGCAACGGCGCCGGTGACACTGACCATCACCGTTTACGATGGGACAAGCCCTGCCGTGATCACATTGCCATCGACCGGTGGCGCTTATCGAAAAACGCTGTTCTGGCTGACGCCGAACAAGGGAATGCTGTACTTCATCACCGCCGAATGCGCGGACGCGGAATGGCAACCCTACCTGATTGACACTGAGATTTATGTGGGCGCCTGGGAGCGCGGCGACAATTACACGATTTTCCGCGACGTCCAGACCGCACTCGGGGTAGGTGAAGGATGAGCCGTCCGGATCCTGGACTTCAGTACCCTGTCGACATTCCGCAGACAGTGGATCCGTCGATCCACAAATCGACAAAGATGATCGTCGACAATCTTTTCCACCTGAAAGGCAAAGTCGAAAAGATGGAAGCCGCAACGGCCGCGGCGGCTGCGCCGACTCCGGCGCCGGCGGCCGGAGGAGACTCCGGAACCTATATTCCGAACATCGACAACACGCTGAATGTGAGCGCGAAAGCGTTCCAGTTCCAGTGGATGAAGGTGGGCAAAGTAGTGACGGCGTCCGGCCGCGTTGACGTGGATCCCGTCGGCGCCGGCACAACGCAAGTCGGCATCAGCCTGCCAATTCCGTCGAAATTCACAAAATCGGAACAGTGCTGTGGTGCGGCCGCTTGTCCGTCTGTTGCCGGGCAGAGTGCATCGATTCAAGGCGATACCAGGAGCAATCGTGCTTTGATGCAATGGGTGGCCGTGGACACATCCAATCAATCGATGTTTCTCACGTTCACCTATTTGATTACTTAGCCGTATAATGCGCCCACGGACGGGCACAGGGAGTAGACCATCATGGGAATATTCGATTCGTTCAAAGGTGCCAGTACAGGCGAAAAGAAGCAGGAGAGTGACACATGGCAAAACATGAGCAATCTCTTCGGCTCGACCTATGGTCACTCCGAACAGATCGGGCAAAAGGGAATCGCCAACATGGGCGATGCGGCCGGCTTTTTCAAGGGAGTGCTTTCCGGCGATCGCACAAAGGTGGCGCCTGGAACCAATGCTGCAGTCGACTCGGCGGATGCTGCCAAACGCGAACAAGCGCAAATGGGAACGGCTCGCGGTGGTGGCGCCGTTGGAAACAACCAGCAGATCGAAGCACACACGAGACAATTGATTTCCTCTCTCTTGGGTGAAGCGCAGACCAATGCGGCCGGCGCCCTTGGGACTCTTGGCGAAAACCAGGTTGGAGAAATGGGTAGCCTCTTGAACACGGCCAGCGGTACCGAAGCGAATCTCAGCAACACTTTGCATAAGGACGTTCAGGAGAAAAACGCCAGCGCGGCAAAAATGTGGGGAACGTTGATCAGTGGCGGATTGAATCTGGCGACGGCCGGAATGGCTGGCGGACTCGGCGGCGCCGGTGGCGACAGCTACGGCAAATCTGCCGGTCCGAACAACAATGGTTGAGGAGTAAAGCATGGCTGAAGGCGCAGCAGAAGGAATTGCCGTAGGTCTCGGCGAAGGCCTCAACACGATCGCGAATCAGATGCGGTACAACCAGCAGCAAAAGGTTGCCGCTCGCGATAAACAGGCCGATGACCTCACCCTACAAATCAAATCGATCGCGGACAACATCGCAAAGGTGGGCGGAAAGGATGCGCCCGAAGCGCAGCCGTTGATCGATCAGCTCAACACTGCCGTTAATGCCCATAACGCTCTGTTCCAGACGCATGAAAGCCCGGCCTTGATTCAGCGGCTCCAGAAAATGATGGGCCACAAGCCGGGAGCTCCGCAGCAGGATCCGCGCGCGCAGGTAACTCCGGCAGGTGCGATGGCCGCGGCGCCGATGCCGGCAAATCCGATCCTTAATGAAGTGACCAATCTGACTCAGGTTTACTACAAAGCGAATCCCGAATTGGGCATGGATAAAGCGCGTGAACTGGCCATGAAGGAAATCGCGAAAAAATACCACACGGCCGACACATTCAAGGACGCAACCGGAGAGGCCGGCAAACCCTTCAAAGCTGCAGATGGGAAGTGGTATCAGGAACAGGTTGATGATCAGGGCAATACCCGAAAAATGCCAATGCCAGAAGGCTATTCGCCCGACGAAGGATGGAAACAATTGGAAGGTCAAGCCGGCCAGGCGTTCAAGGGCACCGACGGCAAGATGTACATCACGCAGGTCAATAAAGCCGGCAAGACGCGAACTGTCGAAGCTGAAGGCATGACCGATTCAGCGATGGGCCACAAGCCGCTTGAAATCAAAACAAACACGCTCAGCGACGCGCTGCAAAGCGTTACCGATCCCAACAGTGGAAAGGTCTATACGGAAAGCGATATCCCCACAGCGCCACCGGAAATCCAGAAAATTTGGGGAGACGTGAGCGGCCAAGTAAAAACGGAACAAAAACGAAAAATTGATCTGGAAAATAAAAAAATCCAGGAAGCCGAAGATCGGCAAAACAGAACCATCGCGGCAGAATACGAACGTCAAAAGCGAGCCTTCGACAACAACCTTGCTGAAAAGAAATACGGCATCGCGGAGAAGGATCTTAACGACGCGGACAAAAACTACCGGGACTCGATCGATCGTATGCGTACGATGGATAAAAACCTGGACGATGCAATGAAGGGCGATCAGCAGGCGATGCTTTCTCTGGCTGCCAATCACATCGGAATGACGCTTGGTTATCAGAAAGGCGCGCGGATCACTCGAGCTTCGTTCGATGAAGCTGTCGCGTCGCGCCCATGGCTGTCGGGAATCACGGCAAGGTGGGACGCTGACGGATATCTCTCCGGCGTCGTTCTTACCGATAATCAGATGCAGCAGATGGTTCGGCTGGCGCGGGAGAAGGTCGACACGTTGAAGCAGCATCGGGATGAACTTCAGAATGACTACCATGACGCGCTGAATCCGCGGCCGGCAGCTTCGACCGCTGTTTCGTCAACAAGCCCGGCGGCCGGCGGAAAGAAGCCGTCAAACGCCGATGAATATCTGAAGTCGATCGGACATCACTAATGCCGCAAGACACAGCTTCAATCCTGAAGGATCCAAACTTCGCGAACCTGGCTCCGGATGAGCGAATCAAGGTATTGAACACGGTCGATGAAAACTTCAGGGGATTGCCAGAACCAGAAAAAATGAAAGTGGTTTCGGCGCTTGGTGGTCCGCCCTCTCCAGTGCTGACGGACGTTCAGAAGGCCGCGATGGCGCGTGAGAAGATTCCGGTCAATGCGTCGCCGACGTTTATCCAGGGCCAAAAGGCAGTTCTGAAATCGAAGATGGAAGAGGCGCAACCACAATCGACGATGCTGACTCGAGCCAGAGAAGCGACGATCGGAGTACTCGAGCCGTTCACGCTTCCCAATCTGTTCAAGGCCGCCAAGGCAGCCTACAACGCGCAGCTGTCGATCAATGACAATCCATTCAGCCTGGAATCCTACAAGCCGGCGGCGCAGCTGGTCGAAAGCGCGGTCACCGCACCGGTGCAACCGGTGGTGAATTTCGTAGAAGGACTACGGACCGGCGACTACGATCGCGCCGCATACGGATCCGGCGGGATGCTTTCCCAGACCGTTCCGGCCGTGGAAGGCGGAGCGAACCTGGTCGAAGGAGCATCGAGCCTCCTCGATCTGCGCACGAAGGCCAGAAACCTTGCGCAGAACATGACGTCGAGCACCGCGTTTAAAACCACTCAGCCGATGGTAGAAAACTACAACACCGCGGCGGCCGACGCGGCCGCCCGACAGGCCAAGTCCGACACCGCGGTCGGAGAGACGAACCGTGCCGCCCTGGCAGATGCGGCGGAAAAAAATGCGAGAAATCAAGCCAAGGTCACCGGGAAAAACGAAGCGGCCATGACAGAAGCCGACATTGCAACCGAACAAAATCAGGCAAAAGTCACCGCGGAAAACCAGAAAGCACAAACGGCTCACCAGCAAGAATTGGCCGAAACTCGCGCGCATAACCAGGATGTTCTGGCCAGACAAAATCGTGCAGCCACTCTCGACAGCAATCTCCGCGAAGGAAGTCAGCAGCTGGGACAAGACCTCGTCGACCTGAACGATAAGTTGAAGGGCGAAGCGGATGTGAAATACCAGAAGGTATACGACAAGGTCGACAGTGATCCCGGCATCCCCGTCGAACAGATGGCGGAGGCCGCAAAGAAATCACAGAAATTGCTGGAAGGTTCCGCCGAAAGCATTAAGCAGTTCAACGAACTGATTCGCAAAGCACCAGAAGAGGAAGGCGTCATGATCGATGGCGCGATGCGCACTCCTGGCGATCCGCTTTACGACATGCTCAATAAGCAAGGAGCTCTTCAGACGGGCGGCGAAGTGAGCGGAGACACGATCAGCTTTCGGGATCTGAAAGGCTATTCCTCCGAAATCAGCCGAAGACTCGCGGACGGTAAAGGCGAGATACCTTCCGACGTCTACCGGGCGTTACAGGATCTGAAGGGAAAACTCGACGCGGCAAAGGCCGAAATCGCCGAACGCAACGGAGCGGGAGCGGAGCTCACGGATGCGGAAGACTTCTTTCGAAAATGGAAAGATGCGTACGGCAAGACAACCGCAGCTGGCCAGACATTCAGGCGCGTTGGCGTTCTGGATCCGGAGTTTTACTCCGAGCCGTTCACCAAAGGAAAAGCTTCCGGTGTCGGGCTCGACAAACTGTCGTCGATTCCGACGCAATTTGCCGACACCGTCAGTGCGATCGTGGACCGTGTCAAACGACTGAAATCGGACTTCGAAGAATCTCAGGCGCTGAAGATTCCCAAGGCGAAACCGGAGCCGACGGCGCCGACGCCGAAGACTCCCGGACCTCGGGCAATGGCCACACTTGAACCGAATCCAGAGCCGGTGGTGGCTGAAACCACCCCTCGCAAGATTGTTGAAGGTCCGAAGCCGCCCACGGCCGCGGAAATCGTTGCGGACAAACGGCAGCGTGTTGAAGCCAGAGGCCGCAGCCTGATGACGATTTCCAACTACGACGCGGCGAACATTGCCGCAGTGCCGGCCGGAGTACTTCTGGGACATCCGCTTCTGGGCCTGGCGCCATTGGCCGCCAAATACGGACTGTCGTACATTCTCACGCGGCCGGGCATCATCGACTGGATCGCAAAGCCGACAGTGGCCGATATCGCGGCGATCGACAAAATGCCGCCGGCCGCTCAAGGCGCGTTGCGTACTCAGCTGCAGGGGATCTTGGATCAGGAGTCGGCCGCCGGCCGCGCGGTCCAGCCAGCAGGAGCAATCCGTAACTTTCTGCAGCGGACCCAAGTCGTCAATCGAACCGTCGCGGTTCCTACCAACAGTTCCGCCGGCGTGAAGAATCGCCGGGACGCACTCGAGGCGCTGGGACATCCGGCGCCGTAGTGGTTTTCTCCGCTGACATTCTTACCGGGTTCGAATCCTGTAACCGCCGTGGCGTCTGGTCCCGCAGCTGGGAAAAGAGAAAGCTGCAGGCATCTGAACTGGTGCGCCGTGGCGTCGTCGCTGCCCTTTTGGAAACCGAACGGGAAGACTATGGCGAGCTGGCCGGAGAAACCGTCATCGAACTGGCCGCACACCGCGGACTCGACGCTGAAGCGATCAACGTTCACCGATCGGCGATGAACCATGCCGCGATCGCGGACATCGTCGCCACCGCGATCCGTAAACCCGGAACGGTAAACTGTCAAATACCACCTAACATTTCGCCCTACTGGAACTCTTCGGCGCTTATGGATCCGCACGGCCGGTACCTACGCCGATTCCTTCCCGTGGGATCCTGGAACAAGGAACGCGCCGAACATGAGATCCGGTCCTGGTATGCGATCGGGGAAGTGGCGATGCTGAAAATGCCCATGCAGATGATCGTGGCGCAGCTGGGCGTCATGAATGGCGGCCGCCGGCATGGTTACTGGTCGAAGGCTTTGCTCCATCCCCAGCGCAGCAGTATCCGTTTCCGGAAGCGATCGCGGGGAACCATCGATGGTTTCAAGGAAACCTGGATCCCGATGTGGCGCGAGGATCACGACGAGATCGATCGGCAGATCTGGCTTGCGGCCATGTTCGAAGATGATGTGCTGCAGGAGTCGTTGTTTGTGGTGGATATCCCGTATCCGGAGGAAGGTGAAGCCCAGCGGATCCGCGATATCGCCCTGCGTAAGTTGGACGCAATTGCGCGGATCCGCGAGCTTCCCGACAAGCAGCTATCTACGTGCCACGGACCTCTGGCACCATGCCCATATCGGCAGGCCTGTTGGCAAGAACCCGAATCGGTGCCGTCTCCTGAAGACTTTGATGCTGTGTCCTGAACCATTTCGCCCACTCTTCCGGCCACAGGTTTTTCCAGTCCAGCCGTTCGGGAAGTAGCGATTTCTTCTGGTTGAATCGTGCCGGCGGAGTCTTCGCGGACAGAAACTTCTTAATGCGGAAGGCCCACTTGTCTGAATTGTAGACCGGGCGGACACAGTTATATGCGCCTTCGATCCGAAACATTTCAGGCAGCATCAGAAAATCGTCATCCATGTGCTCTGCCTGGCCGCCATAATTCCCGCTGAGAACCGGCGTACCGCACGCCAGACTCTCAAAGATGGGATAGCCGAAACCCTCCCCTCCTCCGATCCCCAGCGTCAGATCGCAGGCCGAGTAGATCCTGGCCATGACATCGTCGCTTATCAGGTTCGTGTTCAGGATCGTCCGGTGCATCAGGTTGTAGTCGAACAGCAGCTGAGGAATCGACCAGTGCCGCTCCAGTGTGTCGATCTGAATAAAGATCCGGACAGCCATTTCCTTATTCACTTCGGCCAGCGCTTCAAACGCCAGACCGTAATCTTTGCGGGACTGATTTGTAGCCACGATGCCTACGATCTTTTCGTGATCGAGAATCGGCGGACCCTGGAAATGCAAATCGTTGGCAAACACTCCCATGGCTTCGCTGCGCCCACGAGGATTGAATACGGTGGTGTGGATCCCGTGTGGGATCGCCACCAGCTGCCGGCGCTGGCAATCGTTGTCGCTGTAGCTTTTCTCGATCATTGCTTTCGCCCACTCGCTGTAGGCGACGATCCGATCGAAGCCGAACAGACATTCCATATTCGCCCGGCAAAGCATCCCGTGTGGACCGGTGGCATCCATGGGGAAATATCCCCATTTCTGAAACGGTGCGTTCTGCAGCCATTCCCGGATTTCTCGATCGCGGCTGAACACTTTCTCGTCCGGCCGGGCAAACCATAGCAATCGGCTCGCATCCCAGATAGTGAGCACGGCTCCGCGGCGATCGCCGGCGAAGTTGTACCAGATGTCTTTCAAGGTGGGAATGAACCAGTCGCTCATTCCTTCGATCGGATATTGGGGAAAGGGTAGCGAACGATCGCCGTTCCCCCCGTAACCCAAGGTGCCGACGTCGTACAGATCGCCCAGTGTGCTGTGAATGCCCAGTGCGAGATCGCGGCAGATGCGTCCCAGTCCACTCGATGCGCTGGGAGCGTCGGAGATAATCAGTAATGGCGTTTTCATTCAAAACCTTTCATTCGGTAAATGTGGTCCGCCGTCGCATACCTTGCGCGAAGCAAGCGCCTGATAACCGGGATCCAGCCTCTTTGCGACGACGTTCTCCCGGCGGACCCTCAATCTTCTGGAAAGTGGACGTCAGCGATCTGGCCTTGTGTCCCCATGTTCGGCTTCACAACCAAAGGATGTTCTTTGACCATGTGCTGCAGGTGGGCAGGAACGATAACCGTCCCAGGTACCGGCCCGGTAGCCACCCTTTCTGTCAATGGATTTGCCGCGATTGCCGCGGTTTGATCGACGACATCGGCATTATCGAATTCATCCGCAGCCGCTGAAGCCTGCCGGCTCTGAGCTGGCGGAGCCCCAACAAACGGCCGGCCCAGCGTTCCGCCCAGCGCGCGAATGATTCCCTCGAGTCGCGGAATTTCTTCCTTCAGGAATTGCATCCGTCCCAGGCACTTCTGCCACTCCACCACGGCGGTTTCGTGTTTGTGCTCCGCCATCTCCAACGCGCGATCCATGGGATTGCGCTTCACCTTTTTTCGTGGCCGAAGTTTGGTGACTTTCTTCTTAAGCTTTTTCATCCGGTGCTCCATGGCCGAACATCTGGTAGTACTGCGGGGAGCCCACCTTGCAGCCCCACTTTGCTTCGAATCGGTCACGGTCCAGATCGGCCTGTCTCTGGATCATGGCTTTCTCGCCGGCACTGGCCGCTTTCAATGTGCCGCTGGCATAGTGATAGAACGGGATCCCGATTGTATAGGCCTCGATGTGGTTCCGGTGCATGCGCATGTGATAGTCGGCATCAGAGGCGTACAGCTTCATCGATTCGTCAAAACCGCCAACCTGGTCCCAGACTTCCTTCCGGATCATGAAGCAGCTGAAGTCCGGATGCGGCCGCGGCGCCTTCCGCCACTCTCCCTCGATGCCCTTGGGATCGTTGACGCTGACGGCCGTGACGAACGGTCCGCCGTCTTCCAGCAACGATCGATAGGTGTCGGGCCGAAGGATCACGTCGTTGTTCACCACCAACGCATGATCACTTCGCCGAAAGATTGTCGTCAGTGCGAAATTCCAACCGGACGAAACTCCCAGCGCCGGCTTGAACACGGTGAGATTCGGCACGAAGGTTTCCAGCCATTCGGCTGTACCGTCTGTGCTGTGGTTATCGACGACGTGTAGCTCGACGGGAATGTCTTGCTCCAGGATCGACCGTACAGCCTGCTTGGTCAGCTCGATCGCGTTGTGGCAGAGCAGGACGACGGGATTGGCTCCCGTGTAATCAATTGACAGTTTCATTCTTTTGACCTTTCTCCCCTTCGTGGTCGGATACAACTTTTTTGATATCAGCTATCGCCTTCATCATCGTTGGCTTCAACTCCGGCATGTGTTCCTCGACCAACGGCAAATAGACCTCAAACAGCTCTCCGCATTGCGTTAGCATCTTTGCCAACGCGCCTTCCAGCACTGTGACGTATAGATGCCCGGTCTCCACCATCGATCGCGCATTGGTAAGCTCTTCCTGGACCAGCCGAAGCCGTTCGGCCGTCACCTTCTGGCAGTGATAGTGTTCGTTGATTTCGTATCCACATTCCTCGCAGACCGTCTTGTCGCTCATTTGACACACTCCACTCCCAGGATCCACCAGTCCTGCGCAATGTCGGCGCCGGAGATCTGGCGGAAATCGAACTTGAGAACCCTCGCCCATAGTGCCGCACGGTCCAGATCCGCGGCCAGTTCCGGCAGGGAATATCCCCACTTGTGGCGATCGCCGGGCTCGCCCTGATAGGCGCCGTAGACATTCACCATGTAGTTGTAATTGGCCAGTTCTCCCGACAGCCAGCGTTTGGCAAGCGCTTCCATGTCGGGAACCGTGACGATCAGCCGGCCGCCGGGAGTCAGCACGCGCTGAATTTCGCGGATCATCGCATGGCCTTCGCCCAGCCCGAAGTGCTCGTACACGTGATGAAGGACGACAACGGCCATGCTGCCGTCGGGATAGGGAAGCGGTTGGCTGCCCACGTCACAGATCAGGTCCGGAACCTGTCCCGGCCGCGACACACAGTCGACGTTTACCCAGCCTTCGGCATTTTCAAAGCGGCGCTGGCCGGATCCGATATTGAGGCGTGTTCCATGTGGAACAAATTCATTGCTCATCGTGAAACCTCGAATGGTAGAACGTCTTGGAACTCGTCGTAGATGTACCGGTGCGAGGCGATGTATTGTTCCCAGTGTTTGGGATCCTTGCCGACTCCCAGCTTGACGAAGGTCTGCCCTCCTAAGTGTTCACAGGGAATTCCGACCAGCCGGATCCGGTATCCCAGCCGGCGCGTTATGCAGGACAGCCAGTAGTCGTAGCACACGTAACCGATCGCCGATCCGATCGGCCAGCCGCCGGCCAGCTGAAGAACTTCCCGGCGCACGATCATCGCGAAGCCGTCGAGCACGGCAGCATCGCATTCGCCAATGAACCGCTTGCCATGATTTTCGGCGTCTTTCATATTTGACATGAAGTTGTGACGGGCTAAAAGCTGGTACCGGTAAGGCTGACTGTACATGGCCGCGGAGCCGTGTCCCAGTGCTCCGCCGAAGCCGACAAGGCCAACGCTGGGATCCTGGAATTGGTTCGCCACGCGCGTATGCCAGCCGGGATCCATAATCTTCACGTCATCGTGGATGAAGGCGATCAGGTCCGCTTTCCAGCCGGTGGCGTGCCAGTAGCCCATCTGATACGCCGGCAGCATCCCGCCCTTTCCGTTCATCAGGAAGATCGGCAAGTTGTCTCCCCAGGTCAAAATACATTCCTGCAGACAAGCGGCGCCGGCGTGCGCGGTGACGATCGCCATTTTCATTTCGATTCCTTCTGTGTTTTCAACCATGCGAATGTTTTCCCGTAGACCGTAAATCTCTCTTCATGCCTTCCGCGCTCCGAATCAACGTTACAGATGGCTCCGGCTCGCCTTACCCTTTCAAGGCACACGGAACAGAGCCGGTATTCATCGGCGAACGACTGGGCCATGTTCCCCTGGGATCCCGGTATGCGCTCGCGAACCAAACTCGTCGGAATGCTGCCACAGCAGGTGCAGGGGATGTTCTTCTTCACACGATTTCCACCGCAACCTGTTCGCTGTGGCCTCCGCAGAAAGCGGTATTGTCATTCCAGCGCCGGTACCAGTGAGTGAACAGCCCATGCGATCGGAATGTTTGGATCCAGGCAGCGTCGGTCATTGTTTTTTCGTTCGGCTGGTCGAAGTGCATCCAAAGCTCGTTGGGACAGTAGAAATAGAACTTGCCTGAGTCCTTGAGAAAGGCGCGAATATTTTCGAGTGCCGCAGGAAGATCGACGATGTGTTCCAGTGATCCAATGCTGACGATGTAATCGAACCGCACATCATGACCCGTGTCTGAAGTGCTTTCCAGAGTCGCCATGTCTTCCAGAAGCAAGCGCGCTCTAGGTGCCCTTAACGCTGCATGTTGAAGCCCGACAGCGCTCAGGTCAACGCCGATGCAGACAACGCGCTTCGTGGCTTCCTGCAGGAAATGGCCGGCGCCGCAGCCGACATCCAGCAGCAGCTTCGACATGTCGAAAGGAACGCCAATGTCATCCAGGTGCCGGTTGACTTCCTCAGCTGGCGTGTTCCAGCCGTCGCCCATCTCGATGTATTTTCTGTCGTACCATTCTCCCAGCTCCCGCGAATTGTCGTAGACCTTCCGATCCATCCCCTGATTTTCGTTGCTCACTTTTTCCTCCAGATCCCAAGAGTCCCGAAAACGTTGACGGGCAGCCATTCCGGATGCGCGGCCATGTATTCGTCGACCGCCTCTGTGACCTCCGGAAGACTTTCGCGCTGATAGTCGTGGAACATCAGGAAGGTGCCAGAGACGTAACAGGGCTCGAAGTGCGTCACGTCGGCTAGAACGCTTTCGTAGGAGTGTTCACCGTCGATTAGGATCGCGTTGATCTTGCCAATCCCGTTAACTCGGGTGCTCTTCTCTTTGTAGACGCACGGGGACATGCCGGCAAAATTCTCGATCCAGGATTCCCAGACTTCCTCAACCGGAAAAGGATCAATCCCCACGTAGTCGAGATCCCGAACGCGTGCCACCTGCAGCGCGATCGAACTCGATCGGCCGTACTCCAGTCCGACTTCAACGATCAACGCCGGCTTTTGCAGAAGGTTCAAGACATGAAAATAGGCCTCACACTCTTCCTTCTCGAAAGACGTGTGGGATCCGATCGTCTTAGTAAATTCGTAGGCCTGCTCGAAAGTCAGCATTGTTTTCTCCCGCAAGCCATCAGGTCATTGCTTTCGGCGTTATCAATAAATTCGAGCACTTCCAGGTTTGCGCGTTTGAACAACTCGGGAATACTTTCCGGCATGAAGCGCCAATAGTCGTGATGATCATGTGGCCCCTCTCCCCGCCAACTGGGAGCTGTGAAAATGAAGTAGCCGCCTGTTTTCAGCACGCGGGAAATTTCGACCATCGACCGGAATGGATCGCTGTCGTGCTCCATCTGGCTGGTACTCAGAACCACGCCGAAAGATTCGTTATCGAATGACATTTCGTGGCAATCCATGACTAGGTCAACGGCGTTGCCGGCAACCAGATCGATGCCGACAAACTCCGGAAATCGTTCTGTGGAGTGCCAAGTCTCGTAGCGCGTCCCCTCTTCGCCGGCTGTAAACCAGTGACGATGCGTGCCTCCGATATCGCGTGAGCCGATCTCCAGTACCCGGCCTGCCATTGGAAACTTCGCGACCATTGCGCCAACGAAATCATTTGTTGCGTGATTCATCTTTTACCTTCCTGGCTTTCGCCGGATCGCGAGCGAGTCCCACTCGCCAAGATCTTCCCAGCCGGCGCAGTACTTATCGACGGCCGCTTTGACCGCCGGAAAGGTATTGGCTTCCGAGTAATCGTGGAAGCACGCCACCCCTCCTGGTTTCAGCTTCGGCATCCATAGCCGACAGTCGTCGTCCGGATGCGGTGCGTGATGGTTGGCGTCGATGTGCGTCATGTCCAGACTGCCATCTTCGAATTCGCCGGCCGCTTCGTCGGAAAACCAGCGCATGACCATTCCATCGACCTTATATTTTTCCTTCAGGCGTTTGACCTTCCAGCAGTTATCGATAAGGATGCTTTCCCAGCTGTCGATCAAATAGACGTGTGCTCCGGTGTTCTCAGAAGCAGCCAGCAGCAGGCTTGCGCTGCGGCCTTGATCCACTCCGATTTCTGCAATGTATCCACCGGCAGGAACATAGCTTGCGAACTCGTA